ACTAAAGATGGTTGCTATATAGCATCGGCTGAAGTGAATATTCAGGCTATTAAAAATAGTATGATAGGTAATACTGATATTGATTTCAATAACTATATTGCTTATCGCTTGTTAGTGGCCGATACTGATATTACTAATCGTCGTATAGTTGAGCAAGGTGTAATTAACCCAACAATGTTTAACTATGCCGACCGCTATAACAATAGACCATTTACTATTCCTTCTTGGTTATTTAGACCCCGCGGCTCTAAATTAACCCATCGTCACTACGATACTCTGCCTGTTCAAACCGAATCAGCTGCTGAGCTTCAAGGAATTATAAAGAAACAAATCCCAGGATTTGCTTCTTCAAGTACACCAAGCTTTAATAGTTTTACCTTCATCTTTGCAGCTAACGCCGGTTCTATCTGGTCTGGTTTCGAGCAATGGAAGCTCATTTATTATGATTCAGGTAAAACTGAAATGGAAAGAGCCGAACGCTTATATCTTTCTCTTTATACAGGTGTGTTCCCAGATGATGCTACAGCTGCTGCTAAAGATGCTGAATATGATAAAGTAGCTGAGCTTGTTATGAAGTATGAAGTTCCTTTGAAAACCGGAGAAACCCCTGGTAGCGGTATTACCACTCCTGCTGATGCAGCCGCAGCTAAAACATTACTTCAAAGTGGAGCGTTCCCAGTCTATGTGTATGGCTATAATTATAGAGTTGTATCTTCTCGCTGGGAGCATTATAAATCAGATAAGGATAAACAAGGTACTCTCCAAAGTTGGGGACAGCTTCGTAGTTGGCTTGTAGATGAAATTACTTCTGATATGAAGAATACTACTCCAGATAGAGTAGGAGAAGACCTTGCAGGCCATATTATTCTATCTCCAGCAATGTTACCAAGTGAGGACCAAATTAAAGCTATTGCTCGTGCCGGTTCTGACGCTGCTACAATTGCTCTTGCTATCGCTGCTGCATTAGCTGCTGCGGCCGCCGTTGTAGTTTCAGCTCTTTCATTTGGTTCACTTGCGGCTCCTATGGCTATTCTTGCTTCAGTTGCTATTGGTGCCGCTACTACAGCATTAGCTGGAGCTGCTGTTGGTGCCGCAGCTGCCGCAGCTGTTGTTGATTTGCAATCTCAGCAAATGTCTGATATAGTTAAGGAAATGCTTGCTATGGGTTACTTACCTATGGGTGACGCAAGTACAAAACTATCAGATAGAAAACAACGCTCGAAGTATATTGGTAACTACCTTGATAAGTTCTTTCACCCAGCTGAATATTGGGAAAATAGTGGATTAGCCGGATTTAATAGTTGGAATGTTCCACAATTATCTGGTGAAACAGCAACTGGAAGACCATTTAGAACGGGCCATCCCTATACTGAATATGGTTGTATCGGTGAAGACTGGAATGCTTTTGCAATCTCTGGTAAACTGAACGACCTTAACGAGGAAGAGTTAGATACTAAACGCAAGCAGAATCTCTTCTGCATTGATGAATCTATTGTTACTCTCAATGCTCCTGATGTTGAGGATATTTCAAATCTTGTGAATAACTCGCAAGCTTTGAAACTTGATATTGTAGGCCTTATCCCCGTTGATGCTACTTATGGTATGTATCAAATGCAAACTGAGAATGGTTTGACTTCATCATCCCAGGTAATTCAGAATAAGTTTAAGACTGCTAAAGTCGGAGAGGGTGCTAATAGTGCTATCGGCATGATTAACGGTGAGCTTTATCAGGACTTCAAGATGGATGAGAATAACTTTGATGACTTATCCGGCCGTAAGCAAGTTCAAGAAACTGTTGGTACCTATCGTAGCTTTATGTGGCATCGTGATTATGCTGGTTTTGCTTTCCCGAATGTTTCTCTTACTGATGGTCTTGGTGCTGAAGTAAATACTTTCCGTAGCAAAATAGTTCGTAAGCTATTTGCTAATATGCGTTACTCAACTAATTCTGAGTATCACACCCCATTCAATATGAAGATTGAATCTCCTGTTGTTTGCCTCGATGCTCAAAGTATGTTGAAGACCTTTAAGTATGCCCGCCTGACTAAGAACTATTACGAGAATGTTGATACTATCTCTGTTAACAGCGATAAGTATCCTCTTATTCTTGATGCTCAAAGTTACCCAGGAAGTGCTCAACGAATCACTAATGCTGGATTGCAAGACCCAGTAAGAATTTGCTATCGTGAGACTCCTCATATTGTTATTCCTTTTGAATGGAATAACACTAACAATGGTTCAGTTATTCTTCCATATCTTGAGTCTGAAAAAGAATTGGTTCCTACTACTCTTTACAAAGACTTAGGCGCGGTCGAGCTTTACGGTATCGTTAAGAGTGCTCCGCAAATTGGTAATACTTATTATCTAATTGAGGCTCCTGATTATGCAATCGCTACTACTGATACTTGGAATATCAACGATGCTACTCGTATTCTTACTGATGCCGAGCTTCTTCAACTATCAGAATTACTTAGTCCAGGCAACTCATTCAAGACTGCTGTTGATGAAGTTATAGACGAACTTAGCACTACTCACAGTATAACTAAAACTACTGCTGAGATACTTGCCGGAGGCTACTATAAAGCTTCTTGCGCAGATAATTATAATAAGGTTAGAGTTGGTAATACAAATCAAAATGCTCTTGAGTATGCTCTGCGTGTAGGTTTATTATCTAAGCTTGCAAGAGTAGCTGGAAGATTTACTGAATATGGGACATCTAAAGCATATTTGCTTCATGTAACATCTAATGTTTATTATATCATATCGTTTAATACTGCTTTGCATGGCTATACATCAGTAAAAGTAGATTCCTTACCAATCAACACTAAGGTAGTAGTTTCTACTTCTAATGGTGCTACTGGCGGTACAATCTTTAGTTCTTATAATTGGGCTGTAGAAACTGTAACTCCTACTGGGGGAACCCCAGAAGTTCGTTGGAGTATATTCCCAACAGATGCTGGAGATACTGATTTTCTATATCAAGGTTGGAATGCTATTAAGCAAGCAGCTAAGGTAGTAGATACTATTGGTTTAGTAAAACTGAATAGTAATACCTACGAACAATACTCTCCAGTAGCTATAAGTGCTGATGGTGGAGCTATTGATTTCAATACTTTGTATGATATGCCTAAGTTTGAAAGTGCTGGTGATTTAGCTTATTTCCAGACTTCAGGTTCATTGATTACTCCAGCAGAGAATGTTACTGTATTTACTTATGATAGTAATAATGTTATTCCGGCATCTGAACTTAGAACACCCATTGCTGTTTCTCAAGGCTCTATTAAGAAATATACAGGTACTTTAGTATTAAAAACAAATGTAGGTTCTACTCCTACTGCTGTAGGTACTGTTCTACAATTTGCCGATACTACTGTTACTAATGTAGTTCTACAACAAGAATACTTTGTAACTAAAGGTGCTTCTGAGGAGAATAAGCTTGTGGCTATGCTTACTGCAAATATGGCTGACCTTCTTGGTGCTATTCAAGCTCAAGGTACTTGGAATCAAGAGCAACTCCCCTGGAAGGTAAATCAGAATGTTCCTTATCTGTTTTTGGCTGAGCTTGTTAAGAAAGAGTTTGATTACAATACTTGGAATGGTGGCCCGTCCGACTATGCTTTACAACAGCTTATTTGGAATGTAGCCAGTGGCGTAACTCCTTTGAGTAATAATATCAAGCACTCTTGGGGCGATACTTTCTATCAACGCTGGGATTGTGAGAAGACCTATCCTTATACCGAGCAGGATACTAATAGTATTGTTGAGGTTCTCTCGTTTATGCTTGAGTCTCATACTAACCTTGATGGTCGTTGTGATGTCAATAGAGGTATTACTAATCTATTGAATACTCGTCCTTCAAATACTATGTATAATGAGGCTTATAGCCAGAAGGATAACTTCTTTACCTATCAGGTATTAGATGATAAGTTCTCTCGTAGCCACTTTGAGTCAGATATTGTTTGGAGCTTGACTAAGAATCGCTTGGATGATATTGATAAATGGACTTGCTTGGTTGCAGTTAATGAGTTCTCTCTCGATGGCCGCTATGGTACCGTAAGAAAGATTCTAAATGTGAATGATGTTCTTGTTGCTTTCCAGGAGACTGGTATGGCTCAAGTTCGATTCAATGAAACTGCTGCCTTAGCTACAACTGCTGGTCTTCCTCTGCAAATGGGTAACACCGGTAAGGTTGATGGTTACACTATGATTTCAGATACAGTAGGTTGCCGCAACAAGTTCTCAATCAATAAGAATAGCTCCGGAGTTTACTTTGCTGATGATAATGGTAAATCATTCAATCAGTTTACAGTTAATAGTGGTATTGCTGATATAAGCACTCGTGCTGAATTTAGTAGCTGGTTCAAGAAACAACTCAATGGAGAGTTATGGAATGCCCAACAAAGAAACAACTTCAGAGCTTCGTATGATGAGGTTACTCACGATTTGTATCTTATCAAGAGCGACCCGACTAATCATAATAATGATGTATGTCTTATCTACAACACTTTGCTGAATAGATTTACATCCTTTATGGATTATATTGAAACTCCTATGATTGCCCGCTTAATTAGTGACGGTGGAGCATCTGGTAGCTTTGCTTTACATGCTACTATGAATGCAGCAATGCAGAGTATAGTTCAAATCTATCAGTTGTTTGCTGGTACCGATTACGGATACATCTATGGCAACTTCTGTCCTTACTCAATCGAGTATAGATTGAATCCTGACCCAACCCATGATAGTATCTTTACTAACTATACTTATACAGCTGACTGGACTGACCCAACTAAAGAAGTAGATAGTGAAAACTTGTTTGACACTTCTACCCGCCGGTACACTACATTTGATGAGGTAGAAGCAAGAAATGAATACCAAAAGGGTAATCTTGCTCTTCCTACAGCTCGTATGGATAAATGGCCTGTAAAAGCTAAATTCAGAATATGGCGTGGTGATATTCCTCGTGATGGCGATACTACTTCTGGTCATACTTATGGTAGTGATAGAATGCGGAATCCTTGGATTCACCTGAAGTTTGTCAAGAATACTGCTGATAACAGTAAGATGACTTTCCACAATTTAACAGTAATTTATTATAATCAATATGGCAGGATTTAATTCACAAAAAGCAATGCAAGGTCTTCAGACTGGCCTTCAAACAGCAGGAGGATTGATGGGAGTTGCAGGCTCTTTATACGGAGCCTACAAGAATGTCCCGCAAGCTCAATCAAACAAGCCATATATGGCTTTAGCTGCTCAAGCTGGTAATACTCAATTCAAGGCATCTAGTATGGATGGCTTAATGAGTCAATGGAATAACACTCCAGTATTACCTACTCTCTCAGGAAAGGATTTGTATAATCCTTCAGGTTCAGAAATGTTTGGTTCTTTGTTTGGTGCTGGTATGGGAGCATATCAAGCAACAGACCAAATCAGTAGCATGATGAAAGGTAAGTTTGGTTCTTCTGATTTTGCTGGTGGAGCTAAGGCTCCCACTACTGGTGATATTCAAACTGAAATCAACGAGATAGGTATAGCTCCACAAGATAGAGACGGTGGTGAATTTGGTGACCCCTACAATGTTGATGAAGATGCTTGGGATAATGTTGGAGCTTGGGGCGGCCCTTTATATGGTTTAGGCGGCTCTCTTGATTTTGGTACAATGGCTTCAACTGCTACCAACTTAGCAATGGCCGGTGTAGGTATTGGCCTGAACTATCTTGGTATCAAGAATCAAATGAAACAGGCCGAACAAGATGCTAAAGAGTATAACGCTATGCGTTTATACGCTAATCAATTACAACAACACAACTTCAACGAAGCTGTTAATGACACTAAGAATAATATGTTCAATATGCAAGCTCTACAAATGAGAGGTTTCGGCGGAGACTTACAAACACAAGGTGCTGATTTTCCTTTGAATGGAAACTTCAACATTATAGGTGCTGGCGGTACCCACGAAGCTAATCCTATGAATGGTGTACCTCAAGGTATTTCTCCTGATGGAAGACCTAACTTAGTTGAGGAGAATGAAGTAGTTTGGAATGACTATGTATTCTCTCATCGTTTGACTGTACCTCAAAAGGTTCGCAGTAAGTATAAACTCCGTGATGGTATCACTTTCTCTGAGGCTGCTATTGCATTATCTGAAGAGGCAAAAGAGAGACCTAATGACCCAATTAGTCAAAATGGAATCGAAGCTGCTCTTAGTTATTTGCAGGAATCCCAGGAGGATGTTCGTATGAAAAAACAAGCTCGTGAAGTTAAAGCTGCTATTGCTGAAATGACTCCTGAGCAATTGAATCAACTTATGCAAACTTTAGGTGGTGGACAATCTGAAGCTCTTATAGGTGCCGACGGAGGTTATCTGTTCAAAGATGGCGGCCCCAAAGGTAAAGGAGGTAAAGAAAAATCATCTAAAGGTTCCCACCGACAATCAAAGTCTGAAGCGGAGGCAGCTAAAAAGCGCGACGATTCTTTATACAGTAAGCGTCTGGACCAACTGAGTGAAGACGAACTTCGTTACATAGCCAAAAGTTCTCAATTTAACGGTATCTATGATGATACTAAATTTAATACTACTACGGCTAAACAAGATTTATATAATTTCTTGATTAAGAATAGCTCAAAAGTTGGTGGTTACAATGGATTGACTTCCCTAATGGATACTTATAAAAAGTATAACAGACTTGAAAAGCTTCCTGATTATAAATATACTGAGCAAAAAGGATATTCTATGAGTCCTGAAGATTGGACTAATTACTTCAACGAACTTAGTGGTTATGGAGTAAGTAAAGCTCAGCGTACTGCAACTACTCAAGGTAAGTATAATGCTGACCCAAGATTTAATACAAAAGGAAAAACAACTGCCCAAGTTGAAGCTGACCCTAACTATGTAGCATTCAAACGCTATGTTATGGGTGAAATTAATAAATATCGTAATGGCGAAGCTGCTGATGAGAATGTTCTTCGCTATCTTGAAGAGTTAGATAAAGGTATAAATACTTCTACTGGGGCAGCCCATCTTCTTCAATATAATGAAGATGGTACAATCAAAAAAGATGCTAATGGGAAGACTTTAATTTCTGATGGTGCTGGAGAAAATGGTGCTTGGATTGAAGATAAAGATAACGATACTTTCTGGCATCGAGCATTTGATGGTGTAGGAGGTATTAACCACTTTTATAATGGTGTACCTGAAATAACTAATACTAAGATAGGTGAGCGTTATATCTATAGAATGGATGGTAAACCTATTGAAATTACTAAAGAACAACTAGAGTCTAATCCTTATCTAAGACAGATAGCTACTTCTGATGAGCGTGGTAAAGATAAGGATGGAAATGATGTTGTAACCCACTATATTGATATTGCTGGTAAAGACTTTAGTGAAGAATATACTCCTGAACCTGAGGATGAAATTCCACCAATGCTACCAACCAGTCTTCGTTATGCTCCAGTATTAGGTGCTTTCTTAGGTTCTCTTCCACAGAAACCAAAAGACTACAGCACTATGGTAACTCCTAATAGAGCTACTTATCAGCCTATTGGTGATTATCTTCCCTATATGCCTGTTGATAGTCAGCGTTATATCAACTCTGAGAATCAGCAAGCTGCGGCTCAGCTCAATGCTATTATGAATGCAACAAGCGGTAATAGAAATGCTGCTCTTGCTCAAGCTGCTTATGCTAATCGTCAACGCCAGCAAGGTATTGCTGAAAGAATGCAAGGTATTGAAGGTATTAACTTCGATAGACTAAAAACTGTGGCTGACTTCAATAGAGGTACTAATCAATTCAACGCCGCTGCATTTAATCAAGCTGAACTTGCCAATCTGCAAAATAATCAATTCAACCTTGCTCAGGCTCAGCAAAATGCTAAGATGAGGTATGCTGTTGATAAAGACATTGATGAAGCTCGTAGTGCTTCCCTTGATGCTTTATTTGATAGTCTTGGTAGTATCGGCCGTGAAAACTTTGCTATGAATCAAGCTAATTCAAACAAGGCCCTGGATTATCAATCCTGGTGGAATGGTATTAGTAGCCATAAGGATGAACCAACTGCAACAGAGAAAGCTAAGGCAGGCTCTGTTAAGGTTGTTGCCCGTGGCGGTAAAATGTTAACTAAAAAAAGAAAATAGGAGGAACAGTTATGCCAATCAAAATTACAAGTCGGTTTACTCCATTTACTTACGACGAGATAACCAAACCTCTCGTACAACAAACTGAAGCTCAGAGAGCTATGGAAGATACCTATATGGATTTATCTACCCAAGCTGCTCAGTTAGAATCGTTGGCCAATCAGGAAACGGACCATGATACATATATTAAATTAAAGTCCTATTCTGATGACCTCAAAGCTCAAGCTGAAAGCTTAGTAGCTCATGGTTTACAAACTGGTTCCCGCCGGGCCTTACTCAATATGAGGTCTCGCTATGCTAACGATATTATTCCTATTGAGACTGCAATTAAGCGTCGTAGTGAACTTGCTAATGAGCAAAGAAAGCTTCGTGCAAGTAATCCAGACCTTATGTTCCAGAGAGATATGGGGACAGTCAGTCTTGATGAATTAGTAAGTAATCCCCAACTTGACTATGGTAAATCATATAGTGGTGCTCAGATTCAGAAAGATGTTTCTGATATGGTTACTACTGTGGCTGGTAGTCTTGGTAGTATTGCAGCTGGTGGTAACATCGACCCTTATACTAAAGAGATTATCAATAAGTCTGGCTTTACTGTTGGCCAGATTCAACAGGCTCTTGCTTCTGGAGTTAATGGTGACGAGGTCCTTAATCAAATTGCTAAAGGTGTCTTGAACAAGACTGGTATTTACGAGTGGGGTGACAATGCTACTCAACGCCGGGCTGAACAATACGCCACCAATGGTTTCTGGTCTGGTATGGAACAAGTTAAGCGTTCTACTATGGCTAACCGCGATGCTATCCGTGCGGCTGAATTGGCTGACTACCGTGCTAAACTTAGAATCCAAGAAGAAGAATCTTATGGCGGAGGTACTCCTTCAACTTCGACTGATAATAATGGTAATACTTGGTCTGAAGCTAGACTTCTAAGAGTTAAAGGTACAGGCGAAGCTGTTTGGGTAAAACGCGATGAAAATGGTAATGAAACATATTCAACAAGAGGTGAAAAAGGTTCACGAGGTAGATACCCACATTCTGTAATATCAGCTAACCAAGTTGAACAGAAACCAACTACTACAAAGCCTATAACTAAAAAAGTAGATAAACTTAATCAAGCCTATGTATATGATGGGCGCAATGGTGGTCGTTTTGTAGAAAAAGCTTCAGACGCAAGAGGTGATGGAAGTCCTATAGTATTAAGCTCTCTTAGTCCTGACCATTTAATTGATGCTCTTACAGTTCTAGGAATTGATATTAAAGACTATGAAACAAATGGCAAAGGGACTACTATTGAAGAGCGATATAACATAGAAATGTTAAGACAAATTGCTAAAGAATATAATAGTCAATATACTGTTAGAGAGCGAGTATCATCTGACAAACATAAAGATTCTAGATTTGACTGGTATTCTATGACTCCTATGGGAGGTGCTACAAGTACAGTTACTGAAATACCTGAAGAAGAAGTGGATGAAGATAGATATTAACAGATAAAATAATAAAGTTATGGCTGAAATTAAAGGATTAAAAGGTGTATATGATTTATCAAATGAGGATTATAATGTTTGGAGAAATGAACAAATCCAAAAGGGTAAGTTAACAGAAAGAAGCTCTTTGAAAAGCCAGGACCGTTTATATCGTAATCAACAATTTATTGCTGATTATGGTATAGATACTTTTAACGCTATGAAGGCCTCTGCTCGTGATGAGTTTCATAGAGCTAAAGTTGTTCGCCAAGCTGTCTCTGACCGCTGGGGAGAGGATGGTAATCAATATCTTGCAACTCTTGATACTAAAGGTCTTCAGGAATTATACGATAAAGCCTGGACTTTAGAAGAGATACAAGAGAAATATGATAGTCTAAAACAAGAAGCAGCAAAAGCTAAAAAAAGTGGTTTAGCCGAGGCTCTTGATTTTGCTGTAAGAGATATGCACGGTCCTACCCATCTATCAGAAATAAATTACGAAGATGATTTCGACGGTTACTATGATGGATTAGTTAGTTCTAATAAAGCAACTATAAATGACATTATAGCCCGTAGTAATCAAAGAGCTATGACTTCTCCTGCTGTATCTGATGCTGAACAGTATATTATTGATTGTCAAAATAATGACAGGCCTATTACTTATAATGGTATAGAAATGTCCCCAGATGATTTTATTAACGATGCCTTTAAGAATATAGGTAGTGGAGCTAAGATTCATTATGTAGGCACTGACGGTGCCCACGATGTCGAGTATCTTGGAGACCCTTACTATAAAGCTTTCCAGGATAACGAAATTATCAAGGATATGCCTTTAGAAGATAAGCGCAAACTTGTAGCTATCTATGAAGGTGTTAAGGCTTCCCGTGGAGAGTATGTTGCAAGTCAAGTATTCTCTACAGCTATGCAACAGTATATATCCGATAATCAGTCAGGATGGGAATGGCTTAAAAATGATGGTAAGAATATAGTAATAGGTGGTATGGCAAACATTGCTAATAAAGTAATGGGTGCCGAAGCTTTAGTTATAGCAGCTACTCAAGGTGAAAAAGCTGAAGCAGACTTCTTATATGGTAAAGATACTACTGGTCGCTTAAAAACTAATTACTGGAATAATCCTCAGTATTGGTTAGGAGTTGACCAGTACAATACTTTATCCCCAAGTGAGATTAACAGGGCTAACCAAAACTATGGTATTTCTCCTTACCAGAATATCTATCAACCTGGAACCGAAACTGATTTCTGGAGCTGGAATGTAGCTAACGAGGCTCTCAAACAAACTAAATATCTTTGGTCTGACTATCTTGTTAACCAATGCCTTGGTGGAGCTTTTGGTAAAGTAAATAAAGGACTTACTAAGGTTAATCCTAAGTTAGGTAACTATGCAGGTATGGCCGGAGTTGCTCTACAAGCAGGTGTTACTTCTCTCGGTGATGCTGAGGCCGAAGGTATGAATGCTTTCAATTCTACTTACGAAGCCAATATGGAAACTCTCAATAATACTGTAGCTAATCAAGCTGAAGGTATGCTATCTGATTATTGGATGGATGAGAATGGTAAAGCTAGTATAGAAGCCTTGGCTAAACAGGCTCACAAAGAACGACTTGATTATGAAAATCAAATAAAAGGTAGCATTGAAAATGGTGCCGTCGGTGCAACTCTACCTGAAGAAATGACTAAGCAACTTGATGCTTTTGAGGAGAAACGCTTCGACGACCTTATTGCTGAACATGGTATTACTATGAAAGCTAAGTTCGTTAAGCAAATTAGAATGTCTCCTGAATATCAAGAAGCCGCTGAAAAAGCAAAGCTTGAAGCAGCTGATGCTTATATGATTGATGCTACTCTTAAAGAAATTAGAGGGGCAGCAACTAATGCTTTGTGGGGCCAATATAAGTTTGATAAAGGTACTCGTGAGTTTATGCAAAAAAAGCAAGCTCCTCTCAAAGGATTTATAGACTCCAATGCCGATGGTTCTCTAAATCTTAATATCAATCGTGGTTTGTATAAGACCTACAAAACTCTTTCTTCTGCTTGGGGCGAGTTTGTAGATGAGGCTGCTGATTCCTTTACTTCTCGTTTTGCTTCTGGATTTGGTATTGGTGCCTATAATAACTATCTTGCCAATAACTACAACGCTACTAAGCAGCTTGATGTAGCTACAGGTGTTTGTACTGATTTCTTGGCAGGTCTTGATTATGCTACAAAAGAGTTCAGAGAGGCTGCTTTTGATAGAGAAACTTGGTACGAAGGTTGGATTGGTATGATTGGAGGTGCTGGTAATACAAGTGTTCGTTTTGGAGAACGCCCAGGTGTTGACCCAAATGCAAAAGGGTTTAATAAAGTGATGAAAACTATCAATAACTATGTTAATAATGGTATGCTTAGTTCCTACTATGAAGCTGAAAGCACTTTGAAAGAAACTCAAGACGCTGTTGATAGATTCAATAATAATTTAGCAGACCATCGTAATGCTTTCCAAGATATTTATCATGCTACTGCTGCCTCTCAAAATATAGAAGCAAGCCGTTATGATACCGAAGAAGCTGCTCACGATGCAAAAGCTATTGGTAGAACTGAACTTATTGAGTTACTCGATGAGTGGGCGGCCGACCCAATTATGAGTAGGTCAACCACTGTTCAACAGTATCAGGCCGATATTGAAAAGATTGCTGGAGGAAAACTCTCTACTGAAGAGCAGATGCAACTTGCTAAGCAATTCTTAGCTCGTAATACTGACTTTATGGAAGGGGCTCCCCAGGAAGAAAGAATAGCCGCAGCCTTTGGAGCTGTTCGTGACAATGTTGTTAAGTTCAAAGAAGCATCTGATACTTATCACGATATAAAGAAAACTATTAACAAAAATGCAAGTTATCTCCATGATGAAATAAAGAAATTCCTTGCCCAGAATATGTATATGAAGAGTAACTGGAAAGACAGAATTTCTGAAATGGAGAAATCTATTTCTGGTGATAGCTATAATTATAATGGTAGTCGTGATGCTCGATTCTACGGCTCTTACGCTGCATATACTAAAGCTGTAGAGGAAGAAAAAGCCTTTATGGAGTCACTCAAAAAGCAGGAAGAAACTATTGATGAACAGATAAAACTTTTGAAGGATATTAGAAGCAAAACCCAAGAACAAATTGATGCTCTAGATTTTCTTGAAACTCAAAAACAAGGAATACTTCGTACTCGTGAGGTTTATGAAAGATATGTTTCTCCTTATAGTCTTACCGAAGAAGACTTTGTAAATGTTCCTGTAGTATCGGCTGACCAAATTTTGAATCTACCTGCTGATATTAGAGCGCAGATGGTTTCTAATCCTACTAACTATAGTAAGGAACAGCAGATTGAAATTCAGAAAGTTATTGACCAGCTTAATCAAGACGACCCAAGTAAGGTTCAAACAATTATTGACCTTCCAAGTTTGATTCAGAAAGCTGATAATGTTGACTATATTTATAGACAACTTACCGATAAAAAGAATCTGTCAAAAATAGAGAAGATGCTTAAAGCGTATAAAGCATCTCTATCAGAAAATGTTGAAAGTGTAGCTCTTCGTAAAGTTAGCTATGAAACTAAAAAAATGATGGCGGATACTAAGTCTGACCAGACTCTTGTTGAGTTAGTTTGGAAAGGTAAAGGTGTATCATCAACACTCTTTGAAGAGTTCCTAAAGGAAAATCCTGATAGAGATAATTCAAGGAATCGCTCACTATTAAGTGCTTTGAAGACTTCTGAAGATTGCTTCCAAGCCCTAAAAGAGTTATTCCCAGGAATTAAAGACGGAGAGTATAATACTGCTATAAGAGCGTATGAAGAAGAGCTTACTACATTAACTAAAGATGCTATAACTTCAAAGGAAATTCTTGATAATATCCGTGAAGCTATTAAAGCCACTAAGGATGTTGTTAATAAAGAGTTCTTACAACAGGTTCTTAATAAACTTGAGAGTATTGGCTACGCCCGTACTTCTACTATTACTCCAGCAGAACCTAAAAAAGGTAAAAAGTCTGAGAAGAAAACTGAAGCTCCTCAAGCAACTACTGAAGAGCCTAAATCAGCTACTAAAGAGCCTAAATTAGGAGAGGCTGAGTCACCAAGTTTAAGAGAGCAAGCACCGAATGAAACTATTGTTTCTCTTCCTGCTGTATCTGCTCCTGAGAATAAGTTGCTTTCTGAGGCTTCTAAGGTTCTGTTAGCTGGTAATCCTTATATGGAATACAATCCTCAAAAACTTAACGAGGATGGTATTATGGAACATAAGGTAGAAGAAGACCCAAAGAGATTCCTACACCAGTTCTATAAATGGCTTGAAAGTAATCATATTCAGATGCAGGAAATTATTGATAATGAGCTTGGAAATATATTAAGGGCTAATCCTAATATACCAATTAACTTCCTGCTTACTAAACCTATACCAACTACAATAAACGAGCCTACTGATGCTGTTCAAGATAGTCTTATACTTGCTATAAGATTAACTCCTGAGATAGCTAAATACCATGACCCAGCAAGAGGTTCTATTAAAGCTAATGGAGGTGAATATATTGTTATTGGTTCTGCATGGTTTAGTTCACCCGAAATGGGCAATACCTACAGAGCTATGCTTCTTGATATGAAGCGGCATCGTAAGGAGTATCTAGAAGCCCACGAAGGAGAAACTGTATATGTTGATGAAACTTATAGTACCAGAATCAGCTCTAATGGCCTAACTAATGGCTATCTTGTTAAACAGCTCCTGGGGGATACTGAGGTTAAATATCGCAGTGTTGCCGAACTTGCTAATGGAGTGGTTGGTGAAAGAAACCCTGAAGGACTTTCAGTTGAAGACTTAAAATGGGGTATTGTAAAGAGTGGTCAAATGGTGACTGTTGGTACTAATGAGCGTAATGTTGTTTTACCATTGAAGGATAATACTAATCGTGAAGGTGCTGTATATTTGATGGTTAAAGCAGCAAGTGGAAAGTTTATGCCAGTATTCGTACGCCCAACCTTCTATAACGAGTTACCTAACTGCAAACTAAAGGAGCGTATTATTGAAGAGCTTAACAACCTAACTTCTACTGACTTCAGTGTTCGAGTAAAAGCTCAGGATACATTGCGTACACTTCTGTGTTTTACTAAAGATACTTCTATTAAAACAAACGAAAACGGAAATATAGTAATTAGTGAGGAAGGATTGAAAGATAGAATATTTACTATCGGAGCTTCTTTTGATAGAACATCTTTCTTGCAAGCTGTTACTGATGTAAACTTCCGAATCAATGTTACCTTTGAGGCTCTTAATAGTGCTGCGTCTATTCGAGAATTAAGCGAAGCCGGTGCTCTTAATGTAGATATTGCTAAACTTGGAACTGCTGATGCTGTCTTTGATATATACGCCTGCAATCCTGATGGTACTCCAAATGTAGTAGAAGCAAGCTGGGCTATTAGTTCTGCCCCTAAAACAACTTCAATACCGCGTTCTTATTTACTCGAAGGTAAGACCTATCGAGAGAAAAATGGAGAGTTCGTTGATGAGCTAGGTAAACCTGTTACCAGTGAAATTGCTTCTCAGCTTGCCTATATTAAGGAAATTGAAGATAGACAGCTTACTCCTGCTATTTCCGATAGAGGATATGATTACTATATTCTCAGAAGTGGGGAAAACCCATTGGTAGTCAAACTCAAAAAGCGTGGATTTAATCTGGTAGTGGCCGACGAGGAAACCTCCCGTAAGACTATTGAGAAGATTAACAAACGCATTGAAGAGAAGAATGCTCAAGAGGCTGCAAGAATTGCTGCTGAAAAACTTAAAGAACAGCAGGAAGCTCCTCAAGATGTTTTCTTGGATGACAAAACCCCTGAAGAATTAAATGCTTCTCTGGCTGGCGTTGATGAGGAAATAAAAACTGAGGAAAAACCTGTTGAACCAGAAGAACCAATAGTAGTTCCTGCAAGTGAAATTGTTATAAAACCTAACGGAGATATTAACAATATTCATAGTATTATTGAAAATAATTTGCAAGGTTCAGAAAAAAATAGTAATTTTGCAGAAATTTTGATGAGTCCCACCTATGGTGATAGACTTGAAGAGATTCTTGATGAGAAGGGAGTTCAGTTTGAAACTAACGCAGAACTCGAAGCTTGGTTAAAGAAAAACAATATCTCAACCGAGGGTATTACTGATGTGGAAGCCTGGTTGGATATGATTAAAAACTGTAGATAATATGGCAGTATGTGTTCCTCAAAGTGGTAAAGCCCGTGAGTGGTTTACCAAGTTAGCGAAAGATTTGAATGTAAGTGAAGCGTGGTTAGAGCCACGCATTCACTCATTCTGGAATAAATATGGTGAATCGGCAACTCCTACTGTTGAAAATATGCAGGAGTTTATCAATGGTAAGATAACTATAGGTACTGAAGACCAAATTACTGTATGGGAAGCTAAGTATAAAACTCCTATTCAGTTTGAGGTCTATGAAGATGCTGTTGCTTATGTAAATTCTATTACTGAGCTACCTAAAGAATCCGTAATTATCAAAACACTTTCAGATGGTTTATTTGAAGTTTCTGTAACCAAACCAACTTTATCAGATAAAGCTCAAGAATCAGAAATTGTAATTACTGAGAAGGAGCCTAAAACTGAAAAACAAACTCAAGAGGATAAAGTTAACGCCGAGGTAAATGCTCTTACTAACAATCAGGTTGGCTTAACTGCTACTGAAGTCAGTGAGCTAGCTGCTGAGTGTGTTTATTGGATTAGTGATTTGCTTACCAGTTATCTTGAAGACCCGTCAATTATATTCAAAACTGAAAAGTTTGCTCATTTGAGAACTTTAAGTCCAAGTGGGGAATATACAGCTGAAGCTCAACAGCGTGATATTGCTCGTATAAAAGAAATGTCTCGTGCTGAGCTGTTTGGTCTTCTTGGTGCCAGAAATATTCTTGATTTTTGCAGAGAAAGTCTGTTTACTGCAAACAATAAGTATTTGGTTAAATTTGCTAATAGAACTACTAAAAACCAAGCTCGTTTCTTATACCAGAACTTTGATGGTTTGATGCAGAAAGCTATGGCTATTTTTACAGAAACTGAAGGCTTTAGTATCAAGCTTGATAAGAATGGCGAGTATGAAATAGCTGAAGCCAATGAGAGTGAAATCAATCCGAACGATGATAACATCAATAATGATAATGATATTGAAGTTGCTCGTGAGAATGGAACTCTCGCTTGGTCTATTGACCGTCGTACTGAATCTATTATGAGTAGTATGTCACAGCTTGTTCGTTCTGAGCTTACTAAACTCTATCAGATTGATGGCTACGACTCTGAAGGTAATCCTATTTATCGTAAATCTCGCTTTGGTGTTAACCAGCGTGTTGATGCTAAAAAAGCTACTGAACAAATTGTTAGCTGGATTCAGGGTTCTATAACTCTTCAGGATATGGTTAATAGGCTCCAGGCACAACTGAAGCATGATAAAAACGGTAAGCCAACTAAAAATCTATGGCTTACCCAATTACTATCTAAACTCTATAGTGCTGAGGGGCAGCCTAATGACAACTATATCTTCCAGAGTCAGTTCTTTGGTGTGTTTAATAAACACTTCCAGCCTTACTCTATAATTATCAAGGATGGCAACACCTTTAAGAGTATTCCTATCAATGAAATGCCAGCGTTGAAAGAGGCAATGAATAGTATCAAAGCGATGTATAAAACTGACCAGCATCCATTATTTTCTTTAACTAGTGGTATCAGAAACGAAGCCTTGCCAAAAGTAATTGAACTTATTGATGAGGCCCAATCATTGCTTCTTTATGGCCAGAAGATAAAAAATGTCGAAGGAATCGTCGGTATCCGTGAGCAATTGGTAAATGCTCTTACTGGTGTCTATTATTATCTCGGATATATGGCTTCTTCGGATATGGTAGATTCAGCTCTTAGTGATGATGCAGCTTTAGTTACTATCAGCACCGCACTGAAGTTTATTAAGAACTCTCTGAATAACGCTAAGAATGATTCTACTTATGACCCATTCCAGATAAAGAATAATCCCAATGGTATCAATGGCCGCCTAAAAGAACTTCTTACTCCTATTACTAACCAGCTTGAAGATAGTGCTATCTCAAGCTTCTACGATAGTGGTAAGATGTACCAATCTTATGTTACTCCTTCCTATATGACTAAGCTTATGAATAAGTTTAGACTTGAAGGTGCTGAGTTTATGAAATTTATCAATGAAACCTACGGGGATTCAGAGTGGTTCCATCTTGGTACTAACGAAGAAACAGGTTGGAGAACTCCTTGGCTAAGAGAGTTGATAACCAGAATGGATGAGAAGCAACGAAAAGATATGTTTGTTCATAAAGTAGAACTTAGCTTTAACAAACATAACTATATGCGTACTATGAATGATGTTGAGTATGCGCTTTCTGTGTTTACTGAATATATGATTGGTACCGGTAAAGAAGATGTTGCTTACTATCGTCTTCCTATCTTGAGTAACAAACCCTCTGCTGAATATATTTCATTCAAAAAATATACTTTGGATAGCTTTGCTCCCGACGCTAAAATTGTAGGCCGTGGTAAACAAACTATCCTTGATGGTATGTTTGATATATTTGACCAAGAAATGAGTCGTATTAAAACCTTTAGACTCCGTGCTGAATCCGGTATTAAAGGTGACGACCCCAGAGTTATTAAAAACTTTGATAAGAATGGTCAGAAATTTATGTTCTTGGATTTCCTGAATCCTTATCTTAATGGGGATAAAAAGGATACTGCTCTTGGAAAACTTATAGCTCAAAAACTTGAAGGTACTGACAATACTGACGAGCTGCGTGCGGCCGTTAGAGAAGTAATACAAGCAGCTATGGAGGCTCGTGTTGAATCCATCTTAGCCCAATGGAAGACTCAAGGTATCTATGATGCTATTAAGAAGTCTGACTTAGCAGGTAAAGAAGATTTGAATATAGAGAATGCTATTCGTGGCTTTATCTGGAATGATACTTTCGCTGCTATGAATATCATGCAGCTAACTATTACCGACGCCGCCCAATATAAAAATGCTGAAGATTTACAAAAGCGTTTTTCTCAGATTCACGCGCCCGGTATTAGAGCTAATGTAACGGCTACTGATGCTAGAGGGGTACGAGTATCTAATGGTTCTAGTAAAACGGTATATCTTAGAGACTTTGACGGTATTATATCCAATGTAATTGAAAATATCACAGAGGTATTTAATCGTAAAATTGCTCAGGCTGCTACTCAAACAGAGAAGGATTACTATACTGAACTCCTTGATAGTTTGGTTAGAGAGGAAGTTCGTGATGAAAATGGTAAGGTAATTAAAGAAGCTGGTGCATATCGTCAAATAAACTTAGCTGACGCTCAAGCTTATAGCTGTCCCACATCCTTGCGTAAGAAGATGATTATGTTTGGTAAATGGGATGCTAAGAAAGAAGCTATGTATCAAAAGCTGCGTAAAAGACAATATACTTATGATGATGTGAAAGCATTGTTCTCTCAGCCATTAAAGCCTTTCGTATATTCTCAAATATCAGTTCCATCTGGTGTTGAAGGTCCCATCACAACCTTTAAGGTAGGTCTTCAAAATAAGAACTCTGAGTATTTGCTTATCATGGCGGATGCTATTCTCCAGGGAGAAGAAACTGGTAAACCAAACTTACTTCGTGCTATCTATCAAGTGATGGAGGAGAGTCACTATGAAAATGGTGATGTAGAAAATGGTCAGTATAAATGGGATGGTATTGATACCTTCCAATTCTCGTCGGCCGTTAAAGCTGGTTTGAGTGGTGAAATAGATGTTCGAGCAATCTCCGGTTTATATCCAACTGATAAAACTATATCTCCTAAAGATGCTGAAGCCGAAGCTAAAAGAATACTCAAAGAAGCTATCGAAGGTCAGCCCGATGTATATGTTAAGACTTTCTCGTATGAGGATTACTCTATTCAGCAAGAAGTTCCAGAACACTTTAGAGACCACGAACAAGCTTTTGGTTCTCAGACTCGTTATATTATTCCGTCCGACCTTGAAGCTGACGCTGAATATACCTATTTTGACCCAGCTACCGGAAAAGTTGAGGCTAAAAATGCTCGTCAGTTTAAGGAGGAATATGAGAAAACTATAGCTGAAAACATTGCCGAGAGTCTCAAGAAACTCAGCGACGAATTATTACTTGATGGTAATTATACTCCCTATGAAAAGAATCTCGCTCTATCTAAGATTCTTCGTAGAGAAATACTTGCCAGTCCTCGTTATGGTATTGACCTGCTTCAGGCTTGCTCTCTCAATGAAGAGGGTAAATTCAATATACCACTAGGAGACCCAATTCAATCAAAGCGTGTTGAGCAACTCTTGAACTCTATTATCAAAGACCGAGTTAATAAACAAAAAGTAGCTGGCGGCCCCGTCGTGCAAGTTTCCAACTTTGGTACCTCAAGAAGTTTGAATATCCGCTTCAAAGATAAGGATACTAGTGAGCTTCTCCCTACTAAAGAGGAATATACCGGAACTATTCCGTACAAAAAATTTATTGAAGACCATCAAGGTGGTATAGCTTATTGGGAAGTTTATGCTCCTATTACTTCTAACAGTATCTTTGCTAAGTTTGCTGATGAAAATGGTAATATAGATATAAAAGCTATTGAAGATACCGACCCCGAGCTGCTTACTATACTCGGCTATCGTATTCCTACTGAGGATAAGTATTCTATTATTCCTATGAAGATTGTAGGATTCTTACCTAAAGAGGCTGGTGAAGCCATTATGATGCCTGCTGATGTGACTACTATTACTGGCTCTGACTTCGATGTGGATAAAATGTATCTACACTTTAAGGAGCTGAATCTGACTCCAAAGAGCCGTAAAGAAATTACGGATGCTATGCTTCCTGTATTAAAAAGAAGTAAATTATTTAGGGACAAATCTGATGATGAGGTTAGAAACCAAATACAGATGTTCCTTGATAATCCGGAAAGGATGAAATCAATTGACAATGAAATGAAGGCTATTGCTCATATTTATCGTCGGGCAGCTTTTAGAACAATTCCTCCTGTATCCGGACGAGAATATCGTAATAACAAGATGATAGATATGGCTCTTGCTGTTCTTACTCATGCTACTACAGCTGATAAGATGCTTAATCCTGGAGGCTTTGAGAAACAAAAAAGAGTAGGATACAAAGTGGCTGCAATTAAAGCACATCCTGAATTAAGCTGGGATGCTCTTCCTAATGAAGTTGAAGCATTAAAGGATTTATTCTATACAGATAAGAACCTTTGCTTTATTGACACCCAGGTACAATTCTATAAACAGAATAATGCTGCTGGTACTATCTTAGGTATGTTTGCTGTTCAAAAGGTAGCACACGCTGCTCTTGAAGGTGACGGATTCAGTATTGATATTGCTCGCTGCTGCAACCTTCCTATGTATCAAGTTGTGGACGACAACGGTAAACCAATGTTTGATTTCCAAGGTGAGCCTATTATGGACCAATATACCTTCACAGTTGCTGGTATGGAGTTTGGTAACGATATGGAAATTGATGGTCCCTACGATAGAACTCATACAGTTCGTATAGGTAAAACACTTGGTAGCTTAGTTGCTTCAGCGGCTGATGCTGTTAAAGACTCTGTCTTAAACTTGATGAATATCAATAATCAGACAGCCAGTGTTTTGAATACTCTTATTCGTCTTGGTATGCCGTTTGAAGATGCTGCTTTATTCTTATCACAAAAAGCTATTACTGATGCTTTAGCTGAAGCTGATAGTAGAAGTTTGGCATCCCCCGCAAGTTTAACTACTGTTATTGCCGATACTCTTGCTAAAATCAATAAGGAGAATCCTAATCTGGAATCTTCTAATCTTGAGTTTGAGGAGTTAACAAAAGATGAGCTTATAGCTGGCCTTACAAGTGATAGCTTTACTATTACTTATAAGGTACTGAAAAACTACCTGAGATTTAATAACATTGCTTCAGCTATTAGAGGTCTTACTTTATCAACTCGTTATAACTCTGTAGCAAGTGCTGTTGGTCCATTAGCTATTGATAACCTTACTATGGTACGACATGCTAGTGAATTTTCAGACTATGTAGTTGACCAAAATGGTAATGAAGTAAAATCTATGGACCAGGTGTTTGTTAAACATCCTATACTTGGTCAATTCTACAAAACCTACCAAATGGCTGAAAGGTTACTTAGCGATATGCCAGCTAATAGCACTGGTTTTAGAAATCTAACTCTTGGTACTTTATCCGATAAAGACCAATATGGTAAGCTTGCCGATGTTATCTTTGGAGATAGAAAGCTTCTAAGCCAATTGAGTGACTTCTATCAGTCTTATCTATTGGTTCAATCTGAAGTATCTGAAGCTATGGCTATACCAAGTGCTTTGGATAGAATGTGCTATGATGCTAAAATCAAGGATGAAAAGTTAGATTTAGTGGAGAAATTAGGTAAAGATTACCAAGACCCCGCTGGATTGAAGTATTTTATTACGGAGTTCCCTAAACTATTTATTGGTAAGGATTCCTTCAAGGAAAAATATGCAGGTAACAAACTAATTGATGCTATTAAGGTTACTACTGAAGGTAAGTTTGCCTTCCCAGTATTGAAAGTTGATATTACTGGTTTAGATACTCGTCAGAAGGAATTACTTGGTGCTGCCTGGGCCGATCTACATAAGATTGACCCAAAACTATCTGTTCAGTTATTCCTGTATAACTTCTATCGTGGGGGAATAGGATTTACTCCTAAAACCTTTATGAGTTTACTACCGGCAGCCGTTAAGATGAGCCCTGAGTTTGCAGCTTATCGTGACACCTTTAGGAAACTTCCGTCTGTGGGTAATAAACTTGTTATAGACCAATTTATTCGTAATAATGGAAGTAGTTCTAAATTAGTTCCATCTGTGCGCCCCGATACTGATGTTACCTTTATTGGCAACAAAGTAATTGCTTTAAGAAAGGAAGCTGATATTAAAGACTTAGGTCAATACCCCTATATTAGAATGAAGCGTAAAGGTGTAGAGGTACTCTATAAAAGAACCAGTTATACTACCGCTGAAGTTAAATATGAAGAGGTTTCATCATTAGGAAGTAATAAAGCTTATATCGAAATGGCAGCTAATGAAATTACAACTGCTATGGAAGATACTGTTCTTGAAGTTGAAGAAGCTACCCCAAATGTAACTGAAGCACCTGAAGTTGAGAATACTCCAGTTGAGTTAGGTACCACTGAATCTGTTCTCACCTATAGTGATACTCAGCTTACTCAGTTGATGCTTGCTGCCTATACTATTCAAGGGGTTCGCACTAAGGATACTGCTGCCCGAATGATAGATGATTTGAAGAATGCTTCTCCTGAAAGTAAAAAAGGCTATCGTTCCGGACTTAAAAGTTTCCTTATGAAGAAGCTTCCTGTATTAAAAGCTAAATGCGCCGAATTGAATATTCAGTTTGATGAAACAGTAGTAGATAAACTAGTAAATAAATTCTGTTAGAATATGGCTAAGAAAAGTGAAAGCTGCGAAATACCGCAGGCCCCAAAAGGAGGTAATAGTAAATTGTATTTAGGTCTTAAAGGACAGTGTGGAGGAGATAATCTTCTTGCTAACTATGTATATGCTTTGTATAAAAGTTCAAATGTAGCTGAACGAATGCGAGAAGCAAGAGATAGTAGTGGCCGTCCTCTTTATGAAGAGGATAGTCAGGGCGAGCATAGTCCTTACGATGTTTATCATTTCCTGAATATACGAGAAATTGCTGACAAATCAGTACAGCTTTTTACTCTAAGACAATCTGTTGGCTCAGTAGATAGAGACGGTAATTTGATTAACTATCGAAACGCTGAAGAGGCTCTGCAAAGATGCGCTCGTATAAATCAGGCAAATCCTGGCCGAGTAGCTTATGTGGTTAACGCTGGTGGTGGAAACTTCAATATATATGTTGAAGAGAAGGACTCTCGTACCCAAATTAAAACGCTTGATGTTGATGAACAGATTAGCCAATGGGAAACTCTTCGTGAAGAATTAGGTAAGCAAGGTGTCGATTTAGATGTCCTTGCTTATACCAATTCTGTGGCCAATCCCCTTCAGGTTAATGAGTTTGTTGAGTATATGCGAGCTCTATCTGCTACCCGAAATGATGTAATGACTCTTAGCGATATTAAGATTTTGTTGAATCTGTGCCAAAACGACCCTAGTAGTAAGGTTCGTACCTTGATTCAGAATGCTATATCAAAATATGGAAGTATTGAAGAAGCTGCTCAAAAGGTTTACGATATTATTCACGCAACTCGGGCTGTTGCCGGTAAAGCATTTGTAACTAACCTTCTTGACCAAATGAAAACCAGTGAAACTATTACTGGCTTTGAGGGCTTGCTTACTACTGTAAGCAATAAGCTTGCTGAGCAAAGTATTAGCTTTAGAGCTGGCCGCCAAGAAGAGGAAGTCCAAGAAGTTCTAAATGCTTTATATGAAAAGCATAAAAACCTTGATAAGAAATATCGTGAGGTAACTCAAGGTATCAATACTCTATCTGATGCAATCGCTCAGGCTGCTATGACTCTTCAACGCCAGATGAGATATTTACTAAAACAAGAGGGCCGTACCGAGCAAGGTAAACGAATCGAAGAGACTCTTTCTATGCTTATGAATGAGCTTGAAAGAAAGCAATATACTAGAGGTATTGTAACTTTCCTAAGTGATGCTGTAGGGTATGCCCAAACAATTTCTGAAAGTATTAAGAATCTTCCTTCAGAAGGTACCACAATGGATGTAATCAGAGAACGAGCTAAAGTATGTATGCAGGCTAATACTATGAAAAATGGCTATTATGAAATAGTATGTGCCCTGGCTAATATACACAGTCTAACTATTGATGAGAATATCTCTGAAGAGGATAAAGCAAACATTCAAACTCTTGCTAGACAACTTCGCGACCTTATTGAGGCTAATGATAATTCAATCAATGGTAATATAAAGGTTACTACTCAATCAAAGCAAGGAATTGCTGAGAAAGTAGTTACGGATGTAGCTACTTATATTATAGGAAATCAAGACTATAATGGTCTTCCTATAAGCACTTTAGTAACTATGGCTAAGATTGACTCATCTATTATGGATTACCTTTATGCTCCTTCAAGGGTTTCAAATCCATTGATGGCAGCTATGAACACTGTAGTTAGGGATGCTCAAGGTGAGAGAGATACTCGTCTCCGAAAGTACGGACTTGAAATAGACCGAATTACTGCCCGTTATAGAGAAAAATCTGGCAGTCGTGATACCTCCTTTATGTATCAAAAAATCAATGATGATGAAGGCGGTGGACTGGCTTATCGTATAGTAACTGAAGAAGGAGTTGACTGGGCCGCCTACGAAAAAGCTAGATTCAAAGCTAAAAAGCAATTCGAGAAACGCGGACTGAAAAACTTCGCTCTCAAGGATGCTATGGAACAGTGGGAGCAGGACAATAATATTATGGTACCTGTAGATGAAGCTGCCGGCCGTTATGAGCAAATTCCTAATGGTTCATATAGATTGGCAGTTAATCCTTACGACTCTTTTACAGAAGCTCAAAAGGAATACTATAAAGCTATGATGAAGATAAAAGGAGAGCTCGGTTCTCTTATGCCTATCTATGCTCAAGATATGTATCGACCAATCTATATTAGTGGTAATATCCTGGAAATTATAGTTGATGGCGTTAAGCATAAACATGGAGCAAAAGCTATTGCTACCGCTGTTCTTAGTAAGCTGAATAAAATGAAAATACAGTCTGACGATAACTTCTATAGTAAGAACGGTCAGATTATGTTGATTGATGGTGAGCAATATGCAGTTACTGAAAGCGATTATAATAATCACATGCTTCGCCAGATACCAATCTATTACTATAACCAACTCGATAATCAGGCTAAGCTTCTGATGGACTTCTCAAGTGCTCTTAGACATTTAGCCGGCACCGCTGTAAACTATGATACTATTAGTAAAGTGAAAGATATTGTAGAAGTTATGGGGGCGTATATTAGTGAGCAAGGAGTTATTGATAAAAAGAATGGTACTCCTACCGCTGATGAGGTTGCTGGAGAATATGCTGTAGGGGTTATTTCTCCTATATATAAAAGAAGTAAGAGAAACGAGGCTCTTGTTGATGGTTTCATATCTAAACTCATCTATAATCAAAGTTTGAAAAATGAAAATATGAAACTGGCCCCGCTGGTAAAAGCTTTGATTGCCTTTACTTCTTTTAAGGCTCTTACTATAAACTTGAAAGGTGCTATTGCTAATGAAATTGTCGGTGAATACAATATGCTAATTAAAGCTATTGGTGGTACTTTTACTAGAGTAGATTATAATCTACTTGACTATATTGAGGCTAGAGCAATTTTATTTGGTCGTGATGGTATCTGGGATGCCCCACAAGAGATTATGGATATTCTCACTAACAATGTTAATAGTAAGGGTAAACTTCTTGAGCAACGCTTTAACCCGTTAGTAGATGAGTTCGATGAACAAACTCGTAAAAGATATTCTACAGGCTTTAGAGCGTTAATGGGAGGGTTTAATAGTCAAGGTTTGTATGCTGCCGGTGAATATCTTATTCACTATACTAATATGTATGCTATTTTGGTTCACCAGCAAGTATATAAAGATGGTAAAAAAATATCTCTATATAAAGCTCTACAGCCAGATAATAAAAAAGATGGTAGCTCAGAATTAGTATATGATGGAGTTACTCTTGATGAAGAAGGAACTAAACCCCTTAATGAGGAATACCTTGACTATATTAGAGATAAAATTAGATTAGCTAACCAGCAGTGCCACGGCTCTATGTCTGATGAAGATAAAGGTCTTATTCACTCCCGTCTCTCAGGTAAACTTGTTATGAACTTCCGTCAATGGATGGTTGAACACTACTCTCGCCGTTATAGAACGCGTCACTTTGACGGTACTATGCGACATGGAAGCATTGATGAGAAATGGCAAGAGGGTATGTATATTACTGCTGCTAAGTTCCTTTATAACTTTGGAAAACAGATGCTTAAATTAGACTTTGATACTCGTATGCGTTGGAGAAATATGAGCGATGTATCAAGAAGTAATGTTATCCAGGCTTTCTCTGAAATGACTATAAAGATAGCATTGTTTATGGCAGTAATGGCTATAGGCCCTGTTAAAGATGTTGGTGCCGGCGATGATAGATGGCATAAATGGTGGAAGAGAATGTGGCTCTATCAATTGAATCGTTTGAAGATGGAGGTATCTGCATCAACTCCTCTTGGTGCTATCTGGGAATCAAAAGCTATGCTGAACTCTCCTGTTCCTTCAGTAAATACTGTGAATGGTTTGATGTATCCTATTATGGGACTTCTTATGGGTCACCAATTTGATACTCTCAAATCAGGACCTTATAAAGGCCAGAATAAGTATTGGAGAAATATAAAGAAATACACAATTCCATTCTGGTATCAAGCAGAGCAACTCAGCCGCCTGGATGAAGATGAAAACGCATTCTTTATATTCCAGCTTGAGCGCAGATATATGTAAAAAAGAAAGCTAGGTGGGTTACACCTAGCTTTACTTTTATTTATTCCTCAAGGTACCAATCCTCTTCGGTCTTTTCACCTCCATTTAATCGGTACTTGATATAGCTTATATGAGCCTCTCTGTCACAGCTGGCACTGAGGTCATACATACAAATATCGAGAATTTTCTCGATTATCTCATCGTTTAGCATATCTGATTGATTATTCCTCTACCTTTACCTCTTGCAGAACCGAAAGCAAATACCTTATCTTTTTGTTTATGGAATTGATACAACATAGGGTCAAACTTAATAAGTTGCCCGCGCTGTACTATTCCTAAAAACTTACGAGTTATATGCTCCTCAGCGATGCTTTTAATTCCTCTATATCTAAGCTTACCTATAGTGATTTCACCCTTAATGGGTTTATCAATTTGGTACCGAAGCATAAACTCAACTTGAGCTTCTCTTTCTTTGTTCCAAATCTCTGTGTATTCATCTACGCAACGGTCGAGTAAGTCTCTTGTTCTATTGAGGTTAAGAGGTGGTAAAACACATTTTAACATACAGGGTATCCTCTCTTTTTGAACTCAGCTAAAACAGGGTCCATCGCTTCCTTCATTTGAGGATGTGGTGCCCCTGTTCTACCATGAGAACGAAGGTCAAACACTTTCTGCCAGTCTGACATAAAGCCAGTAACGATAATTTCAGCCTTGAGAGCATTAGGGAGAATTGTTGCTGCCTGCTGAGGCTTCCAACCTAACCCAATCAAATACTTGTAGGAGGTCTCTACATCCGACAAATATCCAACTAAGTAATTGGGTATTTCCCAGCATGGCTGTATAAAGGTTAACTCTTCTCCGAATTTGCCTTTACAATAATTGCAATAACGGGTACTCTCCTGAGCAAAGCTCATCGTTCTGTGACGAACAAGCTCGTGTGTTACCTGACGGTTAGTAATGAATTTTACCGTAACCCGTTTTTCGTGATGTTCACAAGGTTCACAAAGGTACTCTAAATCTTCAAGCCAGTCGTTTTCAACGAGGACTCTAAGGTTTGTAGTTACATAATTGTGTACTTCCCCGCCAATACATTGTACGATGTTTAAGCGAGAGTAAGGGTTGCAGCCATAATCTTCAACAGCACTGAAATCTCTGGCGTGATTAGGCAAATCAAGATAGACTGTACCGTGCTCCAGCATAGCATAATGTTTGGAACACATTAGGTTCCTAACAAATGCTGTGCAGGATTCTTCGGTAATCTTGTCTTCAGATTTATAGCAAATACGGCCACAGCGTTCAATATGTTTGTAGATATCAACACGGAAAGCGTCGTTAATAGTCTCTGGGGAAGTAATAATTCCCTTAGGTGTTCCAGAACAATCCTGTTCCAGAATCTCAAATGATTGTTTGATTAGTTTCATGCTGGATAACAACTTATTACTTCCTTAATATCCCAATGGTCGTGCTTAGCTTTCTCAATAGCATCTTCTTTGCTTGTTGCCATTACCCAAACGGTTGATATATCATCGCCGTCGTCGTAGCGTACATACCATTCACGCTCAGGACCACTTGATACAGGTAAGAGATTATTATTTTTCTTAGGAGCTACAGGGGCTGCCATAAACTTGACTCTGTCAAACTTGTCATCCCGAAGGTTAACAACAACATTGATAGTACCGTCCTTCTGTAAATTACAGCACTCAAGAACTTTCTTGAGCTTTCGGCCGGTAGCGTCAAAGTCAAAATTATGATGATACTCATAAAGCAAAGTCTTGTGAGTAACCATATAGTTAGAACCTTCAGTTGTTTCTAGAATAGCTTTCTTGGTAGCCAGGGATAGTGAATCCCACAATTTCTTGGTAATCATTTTTTACTCTTTTTTGGAATACCTACTTTGTCTGCTGCGGCTCTCAGGTCGTGCCAGAAACCATTTTCGAGATAGCTGTCTTCCATAAGATTAGCTATTTTAGCTAAATCCTCTTCAGACACATTCTCGATTTGGTATCCGGCAGTATCCAAGTCGTTAAGGCAAACTGTGGTAATAGGTTTGTCTTGTTGATTATTCATATTAGTTAGTATAAGCTTCAAATTCATCTTCTTCCCAACCTTCACAACCTTCTTTAGCTGCTTTCACAGCTTTATATAGATTAAGGTGGGCATCGAGAAGATGTAAATCCATAATTCGTTGAAGAACCGAGGCGGCTTCATTCAAAGCATCGACAGCCGATAGGTTACTTTCTCGTGCTGCTTCAGTTTGGTTACTATCAAAATCAAAGCACCAACCCTCTTCGTCGCGTCCAGCTTCATAGTTGGTACTCAGGATGTTACAAACTTTACTTAAAGTGGTACTTAAAGTAACTTCAACTTCTTGAGCTTCTTGTTCACTTTGATTCCAAGGAGCATCTGGGGTGTCTGCTCCTGGAGGGTAATTATAGTTATCCATTTTTCAATTGGTTTATTCTATCCTGTATATACCAGATAGACTTCTGCAAGTCCTCAATTTCTTTCTCGATAGCTGTTTTATCAGCATCTTGTTTGAGGCCCGCCCGCCACAGATATTTTATAGCGTTTCCTTTCCAAGTAGGCATATCACGAATCACATCAATACATTCAATTGAGATGGTTGTGACACTATCTACTCTAAGCTTTGGTTTATCGGTATTATAGTAGGAAGGATGGTTAACATTATTACTCATAGCGTTTCAAATCGCGTGCATCTTCAGGCACAGGTTTGCTACAAATGCGATAAATAATATCGCTGCGTTTAGCCCAAGAATACAATGTATCTTGAGCAGCCTTTACAAACTTCTGCTCATAATTAGTATCGTTAATCAGGAAGCTATGTTCCTTCCATTGACCCAACAGGATGCCGTTACAAATAAGTTTGTTTCCGATACTTTTAAGACCACCGGACATGTCTGACTCCTTTCGGAGAAAAGCAATTACTACTTTTTCCATATTATCCTCTTAATTTGGACATGAATGACTGCGCAGTTTCTTTCATTTCTTTGGCGAGCTTCGCTGCTGTTTCCCACCCAAAATCTCTTGCGTCATAAGCAAGACGGTCCGCATAGTGAGCCATTTGTGTAGCACAAATGAAACCCTCGTGGGCCTTATCGTGTAATGATAATTTTGCCATAGTTATAAATAGGTAAAATTGTAAATCATAGAGGTACACCCTAAAGATGTACCCCTATGAGTCTTAGTGTATCCAATATGTAGGTAAGGTACCATCAGGTAACCTTGACATATCAGCGTCGAGCTTACAGCGAGTACAGAAGTAAGAGCCTCCTTTCACCATACATTCGTGAATTTTAGCTGCTACTTCTTCTGCTATAGCTGCGGGAGCTTCTACATTTATCTCATCGTAGGGAGTAATGCAGATTTTAACCTGTTCAAAGAGATTGTTATCTCTTAGCCAGTAGAAGAATATAATTAGTGAGTAACGAAGACACATTGACCCAGCTGCTTGTATAGGATAGTTAATCGACTGCTTCTCTGATGCAGATTTTCTCTTGAAGAAATGTTTAACACGCTGGACTGTATCGCACTCAGGCGCAGACTCTTTCATTTCTCTATAGTAATCCCAATCAAGAGTTTTCATCCATTCTTTATCCTTAACAAGCTGTTCATAGTCATAAATATATGCTTTATGACCATCACGGGGATTTAGCAAAATGTAACCTTTGTCAAACCAATCTTTCCTACGAAAGTCTTGATACTTCTTTAGACCTGAGAAACCTTTCATATAGGCATCATAAACCTTTTGAGCTTCTTCTTTAGGAATACCTTTATTTCGGCTAATAGTATCGGCATTGCCACCATAGTTAATCGCGAACTCTATTCTTTTGGCTTCGCTACGAAAGTCGTGAAATTTCTCCTTAATATCCTTAATAGGAGTATCTCTGGGAATTTCGTGATAACTCATATAGGCAGTTAAGCTGTGAATATCACCACTACCATAAGTAAGCTCTTTGATAATGGCTTTGTCATTAGCAATTGATGCCATCAAATAGGTTTCCTGGCCACTATAGTCAATTGAAATCCATCTATTACCATCTTCAGCAATGAAGCAAGCACGAGTTTCTGGCTCTGCCGGTAAATTCAAAAGATTAACATATTCAACATTGTTACCTTTGTCTTTACCACCCGAAGTAATTCGAGTTGTATCTGCTCCCATTTGTTGATAGTTAGTATGGATTCTATGACTAACAGGGTTAATCTGGTCTAAGAAGTTTTGACCATAAGTAGAAGTTACCTTTACGGCCTTCTTATAACGAAGGTATATTGGTATAAGACTACACTTGCTTTTCTGAGCCTTTAGCTGTTTCGCATCTATACTGTCTTTAGTGCCACCGTTTTTCTTGTCTTCGATTTCAACAATAACTCCATACTTTTTGAATATAGGGGCTACCTGTTTAGCACTATCCCAGTTTATTACTACTCTGGGTTCCAGATTAAACGCTTCTTCAGCAAAGAGGTCTCCCTGTCTATCTACTACAATATACTTGCTTGTTGGTTCATTCTCAAGTAACCATTTGTCACAAGCTGCTTTAGCATCTTGCTCTTCCTGATTATCTCGAACCATCTTAGCTTTCCATCGTTCGACATCGAGGCGAACCCCACAATACTCACAATAAGACAGTGGGAGAACGAATCGGTTCTCTATATCTACTGCTTTTAATAGGTCTTGTTCTTTCAGTTTTTCTTCCTGCTTTTCCTTGATTTTTTCTAGATACTTGACATCATTGGCACTATAGAGAATCACATCTTCTGTGAGAGTTGTGGACCAAATGATTTTGCCTCGTACTGATTTGTCAAGCTCTACCTCAAGGTATTCGAGTCCGGCTGACTTTAGTGACATGCTGTGCATTCCATTAGGATAGCCGAGCCACATAAGCTTTTCGGCAAGGAAACCATCATAGACACTACGGACATAAATACCTTGGCGGTAGAGGAACTTCAGGTCAAACTTTAAGTTCCAACCTAAGAATACCCGAGTGGACTCAAGATACTCTTTATATTCTTTTGCATCTACTGTTCTACAATCTACTACAACTTGAAAGTCAAAGCATCCAAGCTGAAGTAATAGTAGGTCACAAGTATATGGGTCTAACCCGCTGGTCTCAGTATCCAGCCCAACTAATTGTAGCGGTTCGAGGAGTTCAAGACTCTTTTGAACACTTACTACTTCATAGTATGGGCAGGATACCAAGTTCGGATTATTAGTGACAAGATATATCATCTTTTCTTAGTATAGACTGCAAGAGAGTTGAAGTCTATAACATACTTATACTTGGCAAAGAATGTATTACCAAGTATGCCGTGAACAGGCACCGAAGTTTCCTTCTTTATATCATCAAATACTCCAGACATATCTTGTATTTGGAATACTTCTGAATAGGTTTTGTCTCCGTGATGGAGAATCATTTCAACATTATTCACGACATGTTCAACTCCATCTAAGCCAGTAAGTTTATTACAGTCTTCAAGCCTTTTGTAATGACACTCTTTCAAGACAGAAATGTCGATGATAGACCTATTGGCACCTGTATCTAACAGGAAACTTAATTCTTGGTCATTGTTGTAAAATGTTATAATTGGTAAATCAGTGAGTTTAATTGAATCTTTGAACGAAATCTTGTCTGTTTTATTGGTTGACCAAAGTATATATTCCAAGATGATAAGGATAAGGATAATACTGATTACCAAATAAGTCATTTTACATCCTCCACATTTTTGCCAGACGAACCGAAGCCCCCGCGAGTTAAGTTATTCAGTGCATCAACTCTCACGAACTCATACTTTGTAGTAAGAACCCATTTGAGTTTCTGCCAAAACGAAGCTTGCATCGTAGGAACGATTTCAAACTGGCAAACTCTGTCACCTTTCTTAATATGTGAAGTGGACATCGCAATTACTGGCATACCCCACTCATCAACTTTGCCGTCTTTGTCAGGAATATCTCCACAATAGGAACTGTCGATAAGACCTGGCGTGTTAGTTTGCAGTATATGCCACTTCTTGAATGTGCTACTTCTTGGTTTTACATCGGCTTTCATTCCCTTAGGCAATTCCATAACGATACCTAAAGGAATGATAGAAGTGCTGAACTTTACAGCATCTTCAGCAATTTTGGGACCACGAAGGGTTAAATCCTTCGCAGCTACTAAATCAACGGCATTGCCCTTTGTAGTTACTACAGGGTCACAGCCGTCGGTGAGCACTTTATATCTGATTTTTTGAATCATCTTACTTTTGTTTTAACCACTCCACAATGTTGTTGGGCTTATCGGTTACAATACCGTTAGGCACCTTCGAGTTGTTTTGTAGGTAATAGTACAATTCCTTACCGATTTCGTGGAAATGACGGAATCTATAAGGATAGCCCTTACTGTTGGGCACATCAACTGTAACGGTTGAGAAAGTATAGGGCCACTCCCAAACGAGAGGATTCAAAGTTTTACGATTTACCACAATGAAGCGGTACGGCATAATCGTGAAATCTTTGAAGTATTCATCTTTCTCAATGTTAGCTTTGATAATGGCGGCATATTCTCTGGCTTGTATATCGTAGTTCCACTGAACAAAACTCTCAAAGAAGTTATACTCTGTGTGTGAAGAAGTCTTCAAATCACAGGGATAAATCAGTTTGTGTTTGTGGTCAATGACTACAAGGTCCATCATACCTGAATAGGTAACACCTTCAAATGTAGCAAGGAGCTTAGGTTGATATACTCTCTCAATATCATCGCCATCAAAAGGACTACTCTCAGCAAAATACCACTTGGTTGCCTCTGATGTCTTGAGTGCTTCTACAGCATTCATTACATCTTGGTAAGTGGCAGCATCGAGTACAGTCTTTCCTTCAGCTAAGATAAGGAGATTGTAGTATTCCTCACCTTTCTCTTTCACTACTTTTGCTCGGGTTTCTGGTTTCCAGTTTAGCTGATAGTTCTGTTGCTCTGTTATCAGGATTACATCAGAATCAGGAATCTGAGAAATTCTACTATAGGCTAAATGATATAGTCCAAACAGAGTTTCTACAATTTTACCTAATGCAGGTGCCAGCGTAGGATACTCAGCAACAAAGTATTGTTTGTCGAACTCTTCTCTGGTGCCAGTAATAAGTAGGTCAACACAGGAGCCGAATAGCAAGGATGGACTTTCCTTCTTCTCTCCTAAGGTTTCAATACTCTCGAAACCTCCACGCTCATAAGTAGCAATAGTGCTGTAGTGAAGATTGCCGTCATTTCTGTATTCTTCCTCGGTTATTGGCAGTCCGAGTGCTGCAAAAGATTTACGCATTCTAATAATTGTTTGATTGTGAATATTTCCCAAATTTCATAAGAGTCCTTGTCTGGCTGTTGCTCTAAGTAACCTTTGAACATCTTAAACTTATAGGGAAAGACATCATTAACAAAACCTTTAGCTTCTATAACGATTTTCTTTCCATTATATTCAAAATAAAAGTCTGGAGTATAGGTAATACTAGTTAATGGACGAGTATCTTGCACTGTTGCAAGACTGATTACCTTTATACGATAGTCTTTTCTCTTGAACACATTTTTGGTGTAGAAAGGTATTGTGGGAACAAAGCCATCCCAGAGTACAAAAGTATGTTTCTCATACTCAGGAGTGATACCAAGCTGAATCAATCGCTTGTATATACTTGCTTCTAAGGTACTCTTAAACTTAATACCATTGTACTCTTTGGCACTGGCATTCTTAATCTTTTTGTTTATACCCATCTAATTTTGAGATTATTTTTAGATATTGTTAATTTATCAATCTGGTCGAAAATGTTTGGCATTTTCTCTCCAGTACGCGCGTAGTAAGCTGGGTGCTTGACTTCGATTATATCATTGAATGGAGCAATAAAAGGTTTGAAGGTCTGAGCATGTTCGCCCATAAGTACATATATTATACCTGTTTGCCATTCACCCAACTTCTTGAGAAAACTGGTAATAAAGGGCCACCACATATTTGAGTGACTACCTGGTTGGCCTAATCTTACCGTAAGAGAAGAATTTAACAACAGAACTCCTTGTTTTGCCCAGCGTTCAAGACTAATATCAAAACCTTCTATATTATCAAAACAATTCATTAGAACTTGTAATGATGGAGATATTGAAGTATTAGTTTTTTCGTTAGCAAATGCAAGTCCTGTTGCTATATCCTTCTGTGGGTACGGGTCTTGTCCAATAATAACTACTTTTAATTCATTATATGGACACAGTGAAAATGCTTTGAATACATCAGAGAACTTTGGGCAAACTAACTCTGTTTTATATAAACTCGTAGTTTGCTCATTATGTTCCCTAATTGTTTTTCATCTATACATTTCCACCAAGCGTTGAAGTATTCCTGAGGAGTCATTAGCCGAGATACTCTAATAGAGCTTGTTTAACTTCTTCACTATCAAAATTCACCGACGGGAATTTAGGATTACTAATCACTTTATCAACAGAGTTACTGAAAGTTTCTACTCGAATTGGTAGATTCAAGAAGCCACTTTCATTATGTTGTACTACCTTACCGTAACTATAGGTACTAATCGAATAGTGTGTATTCAGAAACAACGGAATAACAGATTTGACTATTACCTTATTTACTGGGTCGTCTTGGTTTATTAGCACTTCATTGTTAACTCTGATGATAAGCTCAAGATTATCCATCATTCCTTCTGGTAGGATTTTAGCTCGTACAGAGGTAAACAGAATAGGTTTCATCTGTTTATCGTAGATAGCCCCATTACCTACATAGATAGGATGTTCGTGGTCATCTTTGATAGCTATTTTGATTAGTGATGTTCTAAGGCCGGACATAGAAGTAGCATTGAATCCTTTGAATATCGCGGTTGACGCAGACGCTATTTTAACTCGATTATGCATCCAACAAACATGATGAAACTTAATATGTTTAGCATCACACCCTGAATAGTATGTAAGGGCTTCCTTAACAATACATAGTGGAATGTCAACAGTATCTTTTGTAAAGTCAACATCAATAATGGTTTTATACTCAATCGGGTCGTGCCGAGTATCGGTTATAAATCTTCTATCATCTCCTCCGCCGAATAAAACGCATTCAATAATTTCTTGATTCGACATTAGCTTACGGTTTTGAAGTACATTGTATCGGCCTCATAGGTTGTAATGAAAGGAAGGCTTCGAGCTATCACTGGGTTGCTAAGATTGGTACAGAAATTCACAAACAAGTTGTTCATAATTGCACCAATCATAGCGGCACAGAATGAAGTCTGCTTATAAGAGCAAACTGTAGCATCGGCCTCATTATCATCAAACAACCAATCAGCTTCGTATTGGTCCATATAGAAAGGAGTATTGCCTGTAAGACAGATTACCTGTATGCTTTCAGCAGACATACGAGCATCTATGAACAAACAATACTTTCTGTCTTCTTCAGGAACCTCCTCGACATGATTTTTCCACTTCTTGTAGAAAAGTTTTCTTGCTCGCATACTATCAAAGCCACAAATCATTATATCTGCTGGTTCTGACTCTTCAGTAAAGAAACTTCTGTTGGCGAAGATGTCGTGATAGTCGGCAAAGTTTTCTACATTGATACTTGTAGCATCTGCTTTATATTGTCCGACATTGTTCATACCATAGAGCTGTCCTGATAGATTAACGCTCTCAACTGTGTCTGCGTCATAGATAAACATAGCTTTGGGGTGAATACGAGCCAGTAGCATAGCATACCAACTACCAATTCCTCCTAAACCGGCAAGAATAATAACTCTACTTTGAGCTGTTTCATACCAGTCAGCACCAGAGAATCTTTGAGTAGTATCTTTGGTGAATACTGTTTGAGACAAAGAAGGCTGTTGGGTTTCAGTCTGCTGAGTAGTTTCAGCTTCTGGGAATGGTACTTCTTCCTCTTCCTCTTCTTCTTCGTCGGGGATTTGCTCTTCTGGTTGAGCTATCTGTTCTCTAAGTAGATTTGCAAATTCTTCTGTAGCTGCGGCTTGCTCTTCAGGTGATATAGACTGCTCTGGGGTAAACGGTGTTTCTTCATCTAGTGGAGTAACACCATCCCAATCTGCATCTTCCTCAGCATCAAGGTCTCGATATTCTTCTATCTGTTGCGGTCGAATACTGTCTATAACTTCTTGAGTAGCCTCGTCAATTGGTTCCCATACAGCTTGAGGAATAGGCTGTGTAGGTGCAGGAGTACCTAAACTTGCTTGAGCACTAGCAATAATGCTGTTAATATCATCATCAGACATACGCTTCTACATTATTTAATAGGTCCTCAATAATTGACAGTGATTTATATGCAGGCTTACTAAGTTCATCAAAGACAGCATTGCAAAGAATACTTCTGTAAACTTCCTCGCTATAGATGTTATCCGATTCTTGTTCATACTCTTCTCCGAGAGTGAGAGCGTTATCAGATAAGATATTAGCTACATAATCTTCAATCAAAGAATCAGGAGCATTTGAGTTGTGAAGTCTGGCTTCCCAGCGTTCACTAATACTCTTGATAGTCTTCTCGAAGTTATCTGAAGGAAGTTTAGTTGCAGTTACGCTGCCGGATACAAGCTGAGCCACGGTTGCGTGTAGCAATTCTCTGCTGACTTTGATGTCACTACCTTCATAGTCAGTATCTTCAGGTGCTTCAAATGCAGGAGTTTCAAATTCAGGTTTATCAAAGAGCGTTGCCTGTCTTGTACTAGTAAGCTCTTGTGCCCGCTTGAGATACTCTTGATGTTCTCTTCCTCCTCCCCAGGGGAAGTCTCTGTCTTCTCCTAAATGGAATCTAGATTCGGATTGTTTCTCTTCTTTGAGCTTCTTAATACGAGTAAGTAAGTCATTATCTACCTCTGCGGGGGTTTCGTGAATCACATTCAGCATACAATAATGAATCTCAATAGACTCTTGTGTATCCTGGCTGCGTCTTGAGATAGCATCTAAGTTGAAGAAAGGAATATGAGTATCAATATCTCTATGGATAGTGTGTACTTCCTTATAAGTAATTGCAGCACAATACTCGCGAGCATTGTTTACAATTAAGCTTACAAAGTTATTCCTGTCTTTGCCCTCAGAATATAAGGTATTCGTATCGGTGCCGCTAAAGAATGCCTGCATAGAATGATGTGACGAATGTTATCTTTGAGGCTCTTTATCCTCAAATTCTTGTTTTTCAGTAAAAAATGTAATTTTTATAGCAAAATATTTGTATATATCAAAAAGTTTCAGTATCTTTGCATCATAAAATGATATACTACTATGCCTCAACTTAAATTAGAATCCAAAAAAGATTTAATTCTGGAGCTGTTAGACAGTGGTAAAAACACTATGGAAATAGCTAGATACCTTGAAGAATATCAACAGGCTGTCCGAAAAATTATTAAAAAGTATCGACCAGAAATGACATTCGTTCCTAATCAAGGTAATATAAATTACTTTGAAACTATTGATACATACGCAAAAGCTTATCTTCTTGGCTTTATAGCTGCTGATGGAGCATTAGTTAAAAATAAATGGGGACCAATTACTCTAACTATTACTGTAAAGTACGAAGATAAAGCAGTACTTAAATTTCTAAAATCAGAAATAGGAAACAGCCATAATCTATTAGAGATTAAGAGACCTTCTGCATTTGATAAGTCAAAGACAATTCATCATATAAGATGGTCAATGACTAATGCTAAACTAGTATCTGATATTAAGAAATATGGAATAGACCATAATAAAAGCTTAACTATGGGTAATATCCTTTGTAATATACCTTATATGTATAGAGATGCTTTTATTATAGGATATTTTGACGGAGATGGCTCTGTTATGTGTAGAGATGGTAAGCATAAAAATAGTAAAGGAATTTATGTTTATGATTACTCTTTATATGTTCAGTTTAGGGGCACTTTAGAGTTTTTCTCTGGAGTTTGTGAACATTTACAAATAACAAAATCACATATTCATCAACATGATTCTATTCCTTGTTTAAGTTTTGCTAATAAAAGAGATATTGTAAGATTTTTTCAATGCTACAATAACTTACCTTTTTACTATAAAAGGAAGTATGATATATTTTTGAAAAGAATAAATCATAAATCCTATGATAAGTATAAACAAGGTCAGACTATATCATCACCTCAAGAATTACCTTGAGGGCTGGGCACTCGTGTCACTATTATATTCTGCATAGCAGTTTCAAGTGTTAGTCGTTGAACCTTCTAAAGTTGTTAAGCTTTAGCTTGGCTGCTGATTGTCCGTTATCATTCGGAGTTTCCAGCAATTCACCCAGTTTATAGTGCACTCACATAATTTAATGCACTAATCCCATTTGGCAATCTAATAGGTCATTTTTGGCCATATACGAGATTACCTCAGGACTCATTGTAAATTCGGTAAATGAAGCATTACCGATATTCAAAGGAAGAAGGTCAACACAATGGATTTCAATATCCTTGGTTTCAAAGCTTCCGTTGAATGTATAAAATAACACGCCCGACCATTCAATATTGTGAATCTCAGTTAGTAGAGTTCTGATTTTCTTCTCTACTGAGTCTGGGATATACAAATTATATGACTCGGCACTTTTGAATAATGGATTTGTTTGTACCATATAGACAATTTACTAATTTTGTTATGTAACGATGAAGTCGTTTTACATATTTTATTTCAAGCAAAGGAATAAACTCTGTTGCTGTTGTGGGTAAGTCTCCTAATAGCTTGAAAAATATGTCTTCACCTTTGAAGGTGAGTAGTGGTGTAGTAGAACTCATAAGGCTAGTTACACTCTGCCTACTATAATCTTTGGCATAGAGTTTTCCTTGAGCATAAATGGCTTCGTAAAAGAAACTTTTCAGTTCTCTACTATTGATGCCTCCTAATTCTTCGGGATGGTCTATAAAGACTTTAGTTATCAGCAAAATGAAATCGGTTCCACTAAGAGCGATGTTGTATTGATTATTGGTGTAGTTAAACTTTAGCGAAGGCTCTTGAAGTAGTAGCTTTGTGATTCTTTTAGCATCAGCTTTTACAGTTATACTAAAATTATCATTTACGCAATCAGTAAATGAGTAGAAATGCTCACTATCTAATCGGTCAAGATTTTCTGTATCAATAACAGAACCTCGTTGACCCATTTCTTCGAGACGCATATATGGCCCACCCGATAGCGATTCAACTTTCGTGTATTCATCAAGCTCTCGACAGTATAAACTCCAAATCGGCTCGTTATAGCCGTGTTGAAGAGTATCTATAGTTCGATTGATTGGGCCGCTACCAGTACAAGGAAAAGCCCATTTACCAAAATCTGAAGAAGAAACATGCGAATGAGTATAGCTTGCCATAGCTTGCTCTACTGGGAAAGTACTTCTTATCAAGTTAAACCTACCCTGTAATTTACCACTACCGTAGATAGAAGTTCGCGCATACAAATCATATATATCGACGAAGTGGTCGTGTTCATTTGTTACTCGTACTTTAGGGAAATGAACAATTATATGATAGGTGTCACTACTAAATAGGCTTTCGATTGATAAATTAGTGATAGGTTGGTTATCGGCATTTTGTATATCGACTCGGTTCTCACCAAAATAATCTACAAAGATATTATAAACATCAAGGAAATATAAGCCTCTTTGATGTAATGCTTCTAATGATAGTTCAGCCATAAAGTAAAGTAAAAACAGGGAACGATTTCTCGTCCCCTGTGTTAGTGATTACTCAGCAAAGTTGAACATTGACTCCAACTCGTCCTCAGTATAAGGGCACTCAACCTCATCTTCAGGGAGAGTAACATCCTCTTTGGTTACATAACCGAGGTCAACCAGCATTTCAGCCACAACTTGGCCTGGCAATACACCAGTTTTGATGGCGTGATAAACCATAGTAGCCAAGAAAGAGCAAGCGGGGCAAGTCTCCTTACCTTCGTTTTCGTTTTCTGGTTCGTCGTTGTCATCCTCTTCTTTAGCAGACAGGAACTCTACCAAAGTATCGGTAGGCAGATTGGAGTAGTTCTTACCGTACTTCTCCTTTACTTCTTCAGCCAAACCACGCTCTTTGATTTCGTGCAGAACGGCGTTACGGTCAATACCGGAAGAGATTTTCTTACGAGCGGGGGTAAGCATAATAACCAAATTGTTGGTTACTTGACCTTTCCAAGGCAGGTCGTGTGGGAGGATGCCCTCACCATTGTTCACATTGAACTCAGATTTCGAGATACCCTCGAACAGTGATTTACCTTCGTAGTCAATACCACGATTATCAAGCTCAGTGAGCAACTCAGCTACGGTAGTAGCTTCAGTTTCAAACGAAACTCTGTTTTGGGTGTCAGATGACACTACTGTGATTGTTCTCATCATAGATGTAGAATTTGAATAAGTTTATAATTTGTTTCTTAAATTCAACTGGATTTTTCAAGACCTTATAATAGTCAGATAGGTCTTTTCCTCCATCAAATTGTGGCAATTGTATATTGATAAAGCCTGTACTTTGTTCTAGTTTTTGAGCGTCTTTGATTCCAGGTTCATCATTGTCTAGCAAAATACACACATGCTTGAAGCGTTGTTTCAATACATTTTTAGCGGTTTCACTTATGCCGTAAGCTTCACCTTGTAAACATATTGCAGGAATACCTGTGTTTGCTATTAAACATAATGCGTCTTTGACACTAGAACAGATGCAAACTACTTCACCTTGTGGTGGCATACAATTCCATAGACCTAAAACTGACCTATCGTGCTTACTAATCCATTTATGCTTACCTTTATTGAATGGCTGATATACCTTAATAGTAAGGTTATCTTCCTTGTTTTCAACATAAGCATAAGCAAAACGGTCGGCACCATAAGTTATTCGTTTACCGTCCTTCATAGTCAGAATATAATGAGAGATAGGAAACACATTGGCCTTCTCAAGAAGTGCTAAAGGTATTCCATATTCAGCCCAGTATTCATAATCTTCAGGCCGCCATTTACGAACTTTTACATCAAGGGAATTGCTTCCACCAAAGGTAGTAGTATGTTTGTGTTCGGTTGATATAGTATTTATTGTTGCAGCTTTATCAAAATGATACAAGTCTTTGACGATTTTTTCAATAGTTGCTCTGAAAGAACCGCCCCACAATTGATTTAGTAAGTAGAATAAACTACCAGACTCACCAGTTGCGAAGTCTCTGTATCGAATCTTTTTACCATCGGGGGAGCTTATTCCAAACGATGGATTCTTGTCCTCACGAAGAGGACTGTTAATTACAGTCGGGATGTCGTAAACTCCCAAATAGAATGCCAGAATTTGTGCTTCTGACACTCTATTTAGGATGTCCTCCAAGGTTAAAGATGTTTGACCTCGACTAACCGACATAGATTACCACGGTGCTTCTTCACCGGCCTGATTAGCTTCAGCAACTTCTTTCAAAGTTGGTCCAAGTTTAGTTGGGTCAACAACATACTCGTGAAGGTCAGTAATCTCATACTCGAACTGGCTCAAACCACCAGCATCTTTACGAGCCTGAACTTCGGCACCAAGCTTACTATAATCGCTAACTCCATTGCTGAAGCACATACGGTCATAGGTAGCCTGATATTGTTTGTTGTCTTCTGTAGTTTTCACACCAAAGGCAATCTTGATGATATTCTCAGGTTGATAAGAGCAAAGCTCAGCAACTTCTTTGAAGTCACCTTTGAATAATCCGTCGATGTTGTCGAGGCGAACTTGGCAGTCCTTCTTCTCAACTTTAGGATTGTCAACCCACTCACCGTTGATATAGCTTTGTGGGCTAGGAATGTTCAAATACTTCTTGATGAAGGTCGTTACTTCCTCTTCACCTTGGTAGCAAGGACGATAGTCTGCATCAATGTTAGCAGGACCGTTGCTGTAATCGGGGATTTTCTTAGCCTCGATGTCCTCACGGGTAGCCCAAGCGGTGCGGCCGTACTTATCAATGATTTTGTACTTACCACTCTTCTCGCCTTGAACATAGCGTTTCTGAACGAAGAAAGTATGCAGAGTAGTCAACTCGATACCGTTATTCTTCTCAGGAACAGTCTTAACAATGAAGCTGATACGAGCTGCTGGATACTCCTTGTCGTCGATTTTAGTCTTGCAAGTGTATTCAGGCTCTTTATCCTGCTCACGACCAAACAACTCTTCGAGCTGTTTCTTAGTTGGGTTAATACCTAACACTTTTACGGCACCTACACCTATATAAAGAGTGCGGGAGCCACCTTCTGTACTTTGTTGTCCTCTTGAAATCATATTCTATAGAATTTTAAGGAATTGAATTACGCGTTTTCTTCGTCAAAAGGATTCTCAGGTGCGTGCGCTGCTTGTTCAGCTAAACGCTCTTGTGCTACCTCCTCCTCATCGTTGTCTGGGTCGAGAGGGTTGTTGTTTTCCTCAACAGCTACCTCAGGAACCTCAGTATCGTCTCCGGCACCATCGTTAATGAAGTACAAGCGTTTATCCTCGTCAAACTTAACGCGGTCGCTTGGTTCATAGCGAGCAACATTCGATACTTGACCGTCCTTGTTGGTGTAAGGTACAGTAACACGAGCTACCAAATCCTCGGTTGAAAGGCCACCTGCGATGCTGCGAACATAACCTTGCTGAGCATCAATCTGCTCTTGAAGTGCTTTCATCTGCTCGCCAAGAGCAACGATTTTCTGAGCAAGTTTAGTCTTTTGGTTCACCAGGGGAGCCACATTTTGAGCCGTTCTCTTAATAGCGGCCATTTGTTTTACAGTAATAGTTACCATAATTTAGATTGTGATTGATTGTTGATTTTTTATTTGTAATACTCGTCCATTTTAGACACTACGAAGGCCAAATCGTTGGGGATATAATCCTCTTCAAACATATCGGCCGGACTCTTAGCTGGGATTTCCACAGCTCCTTCCATACACTTATGAGTATAGAAGCCATATTGGGCATTCCCATTGTCGTCGTATTTGATTTTACTAAACAGTACGATAGGAACTACCTCAATAGGATTGTAGGAGCTATCAATAAGCTTACCTACTGTACTTGGTTTGTAACCTACAATAACACCATCAGAAACAACTTCTTCACAGTGCATCATAAAGAATACATTAAGGTTCTCACGCAGATTCTCAGCGGTGCTGATTATCTGTTGGAAGTGAGCTGCCATATCTACAAACTTGTTAAAGCCTGTAATCTTAGCAGTTGCGAAGTATTCTTTTCTCATGGTGTATGTCATATCATCAATGATAACATTCTCTACCTGAGTAGCCTTATCGCTAATGCTTTGCAGATAGGAGCTGATGGTAGCATAGTTATCAATGTTGAATAGGTTTTTATTCTCCGCATTATACAGAGAATTACTTCCCTTAAAGGGAAGACGTTTCTTCAGCACATTGAAGACAATGGTTTTCTTAGGGTCCAAATTCTTGATACTGGTTGATTTACCAGTACCGCTGGCACCCAAAATCATAACTACATTTGCCATTTATTGTTGATTTTAGTTGTTAATTTACTTGCCCAAGCTATCATAGCGACAGCTGGGTTTACAGTTCTTCGTTCTATTCTTGCTGTATTAAGAGCTTCATATACTTGATTCATCTTTTGCATATCGGTAGGTAATGGAGCTTCCCTAAAAGAGTTAATCTCACCTCGGAATATCATCGGGCAAATACCGTTAGCTATTCCGTCTCGTGCTAGTACCACTTCCATAAAGCGAATGTTGCCCCGGAGTTTCCTAATATCATAACCAAGATACTCTGGGAGTTCAAAGCTGTGAGGATTAGTAATACCTAACATTACCGAACAATCTCGGGCCGTATATTTTGAATCGGCAAGGCCAGCAATTGTTGGTCTAATCTTGTTGTTCTTAAATGCTTCAAGTGAGATAGTCTCAGTTGATTGCTGCTGTACGATAACAGGTATATAGTTGTACCTATTTCGCATAGTAACACAAATCTTTGACAATTCATTGATAGACTCTCTTAGGTCAGTTCCTTTTTCAGGTGTAAGCAAGCTGACATGGTCAACTATGAACATAACATACTCATTAGGTCTGTTGGGGACATAGTAGTCAAACTTCTTCTTGGTTACTTCCTGAATACGACCTAACTCATCTGGTTCTCTTACTACAATCTCTTTATAGAATGACTCTCCGTTTTCAAGTGCATAGTTTTTAACAACCTTATGTATTCCTGTGACATTTTTATCGTCATAGAAAGTTACTACTTCTTCATAGTAGTTCATAAGTTTGATAAATTCTTCTGACTCCATTATTTCAACTACATCAGGGGGCAACGGTTTACGCTCGTCTGTACTCTTTAGGTCCGACGGGCTTATCGTAACTTCTCCTTTTGTAAGGTAATGAATAACGAAAGACATAAATCTTAAAGTGATTGCTTCAGGTGTTTCTTCTAATGGGAAATAAAATATCTTGGGAATAATTATGCCAGGATTCTTGTAGCACCAAAAGATAGTATTGATGACAAACAGATAGTTCGTCAACTGTGTTTTACCACCTTTGGTAGCAGCAGAAACAAGATAGTATTTACCTTGCTCTATTCCTGGTAAATCAGCACGAAAACGAGCGAACGGTAGAGGAATACAGTTTATCCCACCATTCAAAACCTTATCTCTTCGTACAATAAGGTCTTTTATTATTCTTTCTCGTAGCTCTCCCATTAGATAACTTCTCCTACATCAAAGTTTAGAGTTGGTTCAATTACCACACCATCATTCTGCACAAAACTTAACAATTGGGATGCCTTTTCAGACTTCTCATTGTTGTTCTTGAGAATAAAGTATTTCAGAAGCTGCATATAGGTATATCTTCCGTGGAAAGAATCAACATACCTCTTTGTAGCGTCAACTATCTGTTTATCGGTCGGGTATGGGATACCTAATTCAACGCAGAGATTATACAGCGACTGAAGCTTTTTAGCAATAGTCATCGTACTGTCTCTCCACATATAGTTAGTACCATCCTTGTAGCCTTTAGGATATAGTTCCCGAATTTGGTCTGCAACTTCCGCAAAATGAGCACCTTGTTCTTTAATTGATTCGCTCTGAACAAACCATTCGTTAACCATTTTATTAGCACTACCGTTAAACGCATAGCCATCAATTTCCTTACGAAGAAGGTTTTTCTCCCAGAGTTTTTTTGTTATCTCTGGATGAATATCACCAAATCCTCGTCCGATATAATACAGCATAACGCCGAAGTCTTGTAATGTTAGGCCCTGCTTTTGCAGAACCTCTGATGAAATCAATACTTTCATAATAGCTGTTTTCTTCGTTTACAAAATTCTCGGCTGATATAGCCATCAATGTATGCAGAAGCTTCAGTTCCAACAAGATGATGAGTCTCTGTAATTCTATCGACAATATGTCGTTTCTCGTGATTGAATACCTCAAACAAATCCTCGATTGTTTTGCATCTAAACAAAATAACGACTATTGTTCGTGTAGTTCTATCATACCAGGTGTCCCCGCCATTGATAGCATCACGCTTACAGTTATCAACATCTTCCTTCATATCTGCATCTGACACATCCATCGCTTTTAACTCTTTTTTCAAGAGTGGAGCGTCATCAGGGTTTTCAACCCGAACTAATGTAATATCCCAATCATAAATCGGTAAATGAATTTTGCATTTCTTCATATTTCATAGAAGCGACGACCAGTTTGTAGCTCCTCTTTCTCTTTTGTCCAACGGCATTTTACTCCATCGGGCTCTAAGATAGCAAGGAAGCTACAATGTCCACACTCGGTCGTCTTTACCTTTTTATTAGTACGCGGGCATACAACTCGTTCTTTCTTATCTTCTAAGAGTTTCATAGCTGCAAGTCACTTATACTTTCATAGGTTACTATTAGTTCGGGATTATAACCCGCTAGCATCTCATCTATAATCTCTTGTTCTCTACTATTTTTGAAGTAGGGGATAATGATTATAGGGTTTTTATGTCTAAGGAGACGCCCTAACCTCTGAATCTGTATTCTTTCAGAGGAATTGATGTTAGCAAAGATGCCTACTCGACAGTCAACAAGGTTAATACCTTCATCCAGCATAGCTACTGCTGTGATGTGGTTGATTTTACCTTCATTGAATTTGTCTAAGATAGCAAGAGCATCCTTGTTCTTAGAGTGAATACAACTGCTACCTAAATCCTTCGTTTGTTCAATCGAAGTACAGAAGGTAAGAGTTCTCTCACTCTGGAGCACTTTGAGCAATTCAATTACAAATTTGTTCTTCTTGGCGGCTAACCATTTCAGTCTTTCTCCAGCTTTGTGAAGCCAGATATTCTTCATTGATTGGCTGCCATTGGTAACTTTTGTTTTGAACCACTCAATTTGAGAGTCCAAATCTAATAGGTACTGTGCTTCGGTACACGGAATAATATACTTCGTGTTTTTATCCTTGCACATAAAACGCTTATTGAACTCAACAAGAACTTCTCGTTCTGCTTTTGGGTTCTTGATAATCGTTTCAGTCTGTCCTACAACACTTAAAGTCATAGGGAAAAGTACAATCCTGGGGTCTGGTAGGATTTCAGAGTCGATAGCATCTTTCATCTTGACTCTGTAATTATACATCCCCGGGAAGACTATCTCAAGACGATACCTTAGACTTGGTTTCACAGTTGCTGACAGAACTAAGGCACTGTGTATTTTCATACACTTGATAATGTCTAAGACTCTCTCAGTAATGTGGTGGCCTTCATCAAAGATAACTGCATCCCAATCTTCACCTGCAAACTTATGCAAAGAATTGTAGGTTGTAAAGGAAATGTCACTCAAATGTGCTTCGTAACCCCACTTCTTGATTTCTTCAATCCAGTTTTTCTTGAGGTTAACTTTTGGGTAAACAATCAGGACCTTAGGAAGCAACGGTCCCCGATTGAATACTACATCAAGTGCTATCTTTGATTTACCTAAACCTGTAGGTAATGCTAATAGCATAAACTTACGCTTTAGGTCGATGATTTCTTGTCTAATTTCTTCTCTTGTTTTCATTTCATTACAAATGAGTTAATGATGTCCTCATTGATTTTAGAGTTCTTACTTTGGTCGTTATACATACGACAAAGTGTTCTTACAACAGCGTTGGCATCACTAAGTAGAGCTTCTTGTGTACTTTGCAAATCAGTACGGCCATCATTTGTAACTAAGCTTGGGATAATCCCTGCCTCGAAATAATCTAAGCAAGTCTTGATAGTACCTAAAGCATTACGCATACGATTATAATACATTTTGGCTTCGTGAGAGAAATTACTGTCGGTGGCCGACATCATAAACTCTAATCTTGTTTCCATTAAGGCTGCGGCTTCGAGAGCTATATAATGAACAGCCATTAGACAACTAATCTGTTCGTCAAGTTTTTGCTTTGGGGTCATACACTAAAGAAATCTACTAATCGTGACCAAACGTTTCTAAAGCTGCGGCGTTGGTTCAAAGTCAAACCAGCTTTGCAGTTCTTACGGTTTACACCGTAGGTCTTACCAGATACACAAATCAGAGCGATGCTTTTCTTGTCAGTACGCTTGCTGATAACCGAGTACCATCTGTTGCTACAAGCCCCTGCGGACCTGTCTAATTCTTCTGCGGCAGTCTCAAAAGCCTGCTTCAGGTTGTTGGGTGATGCTTTTACCGCTGCTAACACGGTGTTTTCTTCAAGCTCAGTCCATGTTTTACCTTTCATAATTGAAAAAATTTAAGTGATTGATTTAGTTAGCTCCTTCGGTTTTATAAGGTGAAGCTGTTCCTTACCTGCACGAATCGCTCGAATACAATGAAGGTAACCTTCCCAAAATGAAGTAGGGTTGTAGCCTTTTGTAATTGCATACTCTGCAACTCGATTTTCTGTTTCCTTGAGTTTCTTTCTGTACTCTTTGTAAACTGTTTTCATAATGACGGGGAATCATTACCACCAGCTTTCATCATAATCGCTATCGTAATCATCACTTTGTGAGCGACGATACGCAATATAAGAAGCTAAAGCTCCAAGAATAAGAACATCGATGATAATTTTTATTGAAATTGGGTCTGGCATATATATAGATTTTTTTTATTTTCTTTCCAAATTATAGTTAGGGTTGTGTTTATATTAGGTACTTGTAAGATTTTGTTAGAAAATAATAGGTAAAGAACAAGTCCTTACCTATTATTTGTTGATGTGAAAGGTTAATTAGCAACCTTTACCGCCTTTCTTGCAGGGTTTCTTTTTACCGCCGCCACATTTGCATTTAGCCATAGTTGTAGAATTTTTAATAAGTGAAACAATTGTTTAGTTACTATCTTCGGAGTAACACTTTGCAAAAGCACTGCAAAATTACAACTTTTTTCTCAAATCTCCAAATTTTTATTCAAGAAAAATGAAAAAACTTATATTTACTTATAAAATTCTATAGGTTTCCAACTATCATTTACTTCTACCCCAAACTGAACTCTTACAGTTCCGCTGGCCATAAGAATACTACTTTGCAACATTGTTAGCTCGGTCTTTGGTGGACTATAATTCAACAATTTCATCAGCTAGGAAGTCACTATTTACTTGCACAAAGGTAGCTTCAGATGAGAACAGATTACCTTTGATAATTGTAGTTCGGTTTGATAGTATGGGTACATCAACAGTATGCCGATAAAGAGTATCACCAGTGGAACTATATGCAGTGAAGGTAGTAGTAACTATTTCGTCGGTATCTATTATTCTACAGAAGCCTGTTGACGAAGCTTGTACTCCTTTAGACTGAGGCTTTCCTTTTACCTTATAGGAATTGTTTACGGTACCGCCGGCTAAACCACCCAACAAAGTTTTCCTCATTCCAGTAATTGATACCTCGATAGAGTCAACACTTGAAGTAGGGTTATCAAGACTCTCCCATTTAAGAACATAGTTAGCTCTATTAAGGATAACACTCTGGGTGGACATATTCATCTGCACATTTACAGTAAATACCTTACCGTAGGTTTCACTTGCACTTTTAGCTGACCAAACCCCGTTAACAAATTGTTGATTATTTTGAGAGCTAGCCACAAAAGTAAGAGTATGTTGTCCCGTTGTAAGGTCCACAGCAGGTAATCCAAAGTTAGCATCTGTACTTACTTGATGGCAAAGAAGTTTGTTACCTTCAAATACCCAAAGGTTTGTTAAGCCTGATTTAGTCAAACTCATATCAGACGAAGCTTTTCTACTTGGGGTATTTGCTGACATTCCTACTTGCAAACTGGTTACTTTGAAATTAACAGAGTTAGTTGCTACTGGCTCATCGTTGTTTTTGCAGCTAATCAGAGCCAAGATTAGCATTAGGGGAATAAACTTTTTCATAAATAAATTGTTGTGTCGTTTAGTTGATAAAAGGTGATTACTCTAATTGGGCGTACAGCATATTTAGTCTTAGCACCAGCTTTTGATATACTGCCTTGTCCTGAAAACCAAAATGTGTAATAGGTTTCATTATTATCTATACAAAGATAACGCTGGGAACCGTTACTTATAGAAAATGTGTGTAAATACTCGGCTTCATCCTTAGTAGGAATACGCCATATTGTACCTTCTATTTTTGATTTGGGGTTATCCCCAACTAAGACATCTTTCCATTCATAATCACAAAGATAGACTAACTGAGAATCATCCTGGTAAACAAGAGTTTCAGTATAAAGTTCCGGCTCGTCTTTCTTCTTGTTGCAACTTATAAGGAGTGTAGCCACAGCAAGAATAAGTAACCTAATCTTCATTCTTTGGCTCTTTTAATAATTGCAGAGCTTTGAATTTCATAGTGGAGCCAGGCGCACGATTTACTTGTGCTCGTACAATTGCAGCCTCGTGGTCAGTGAGGATAAATCGACCGAAAATGTGTTTCATACTAAAACAATGTTGGGGTTTCAAGGACTCTAAGAGTCTCAAGTTTATAGTTATAAATATAGCACTTCTTGTGTAGTTCTCCACAGAGTTCTATATCGTTGCGAGTTCCGTGTGATGTTCCGTCCCAGAATGCTATACAAACATCACAATCTTGTATTATCAAGCGATTACGCTTAATACCTGCAAGCCTACCATAGGTTCCCCAATCTGGCAAGTGTTCAATAAGAACAATGTGATGTTCGTTAGCATATCTTCGTCCGTAGAAATCAGCACCTTGAGCACCACCACTAATTATAGTGTCTATGGGGTTTCCCTCTTTAGATACTATAGAATCAACGATAGTTTTGAGGAGTTGATAATCATTAAACCCTCTGCTGCCTACGATAGCTAATTTCATTTCGGCAGATTAACTATAGGCATCGTACCTTGACCACCCTGAACTGTTGGTAGGTGGCCATCCCATTTTTCAATCCAATCTTCTTGTACGATGTATTGAGTTAGACTTGATGAGATTCGCTGATTATAGTAAGCTTCAGCATCTGCTTTAACTCTCATAGCTTTAGCAGCACCTTCGGCTTTAGCTACAGCAATCTTGGCATCAGCTTCAGCTTTCTTAACCTCATTCTCAGCTTTCAATGCAGCTTGAACGGCAGCATTCTTAGCATCAATCATTTCAGTTAAACTCTTAGGAGGCTCAATCTGAGAGGTAAATTGCTCTATATGGAAGCCTTCCTTTTCAAGAGTCTCAGTAAGCATTGTTTCTACATCGTCTTCAAACTGCGCTCTGTGGGCAATTAACTCATCAGCCGTGTATTTGTTAGCATTGATTCGGTAAGCATCGTAGATAGCTGTTCTCATATAATTGCCTTCAATATGCTCCAAATCTTTTCTGTACTTACCAAAGACTTCAATAGCTTGTGCTCTATTCAAATGATAGGACAAGTTTGGGTCCATTGTAAATTTAGAACCATCTTTGGTTTGAACAATAAATGGGTCGTAATTAACTTGGCGGACACGAGTTTCGTAGGTATAAACATCAGTCTTGATAGGATTATACCAAGTATAGCCCGTACAGGTAGTAGCATCAAGGGTTCCTTGCTCGGTAAGAGAAAGTTTGTTGAACTTGATACCCACTTCAGAGGAATCAACTCTGGTACAACGACAGATAAGTGTCTGGAAGATGATAAACAATACTGCCACGATAATGATGGGAATAAGATAGCGTTTAGTTTCACTTTGAGATTCGTAACTCATAATTACTTTTTGATAAAATTGTTAATAACTAAAATTGTATCAGGCATTTGCTCAATATGATACTGAAGGATTCGGTTCTGAACCTTTAATTCATCAATCTCACTTTGTAACACCTGGGCCTGATGTTGATTTTCCAGTGATAAATAAAGAGTGGCAAATAATAGCAGCCCGGAAAGACTAGCTGCTATTACTTTAAGCCAACTCAGTTTAGGGGATTCTTCGGTCATAGCTTTATCCACCTTTCAATTGCGTCGTAAGGAATTTCTTCCCCGCCGGCATCATAATAAGTAGCTTGGCTGTGGCCTTTGAATAACACATCGAAATGTTTCTCGTGATGACAGAACTTCGGGCTAATCTTAGCACAGATTTTCTCAGCGGTAGGCTTCTTTGTCTGCCAGAGTTTGTTGCTAACAATAGCAATTTCTTCTTCGAGGGAATCGAGCCTTTTAGCAAAGTTTGCATCGTTGAGGTCATTTTCTTTGTGTTTTCGTAAAGACACAAGTGCCATCACCCAGAGGCACATAAGGGCTATAATAATAGCCATGTCAAGAATTGTAAACATAGTCTTTATTTTCTAAATGAATCAATTATTTCAGAGTCTAAAACTTCCTTACCTTTAGCAAGAGTTTTAGCATAGGAGTTAATCTTCACCAAAGCACTTTCGTCGGCCTGCATAGCACTAAATACATTAGCTGCCAGCTCAATGTAGTTGTTGGCACCTTTCTGCATTTCGTCGAATTTAGCCATTGAGGATTGGTTTTCTCCTGAGAGTACCAAAGCTGGGATTGCATCACCTATCAGTCGCTCGTAGATTTCTGATAGGGTTTTTGACAATCCCTTGCTTCGGTTGTAATCCATTTTGCTCTCTCGGGTATAGTCTTTACCTACTTTATAAAGCATACTTTGGATTTTATCATTAACAATATTAGCCGCATACGAGAATAACACAAAGAGCATTACGAGCACTCCTATTTGATTCTCAGCGTGGTCTTTTTCAGTTGTACTCATTTCTTACAGCGTTCTTTTATCTCTTCTTCAGTAATACTTTTAATAACAGTTCCCATAATATCAGTATTTGAAGGTAAAATTCCTCCTTCTCCCTCATCAAGTAGACCATTTTCATTAAAATACCTATTAAGAGTATCTATTACTACTATCCAGTAGCCCCAGCGTTTTGAAACAATAAACTCAGTTGGAGAAATCTCTGTAATATATGATTCTCCTTCTTTTAGTTGAACCGAAAACTCTCCAGGTTTACTGAAGATTTCTTTTAAGTCTTTAAGACATTCTTGCATTGTCATACTTATTCTCCTTTCATTGCTTGTATAAAATCGTTAATAAAATCTTGCTCATCACAATACTTAAAATATAAATAAGTTTCGCCTAAACTATCTTGCTGCAATTTATTTGATAACCATTCACATGCGTGCTGAATGTCTATCTCTTGCTGAGCCTTCAATGCTCTTTCGATTTCGTGAGTACAGCCGCAGCCATCTTCTCCGAATTGCTGCAATGCACACATTTCAATAACTCGGGTACTTGTTTGAGCTGCTCTTTCTTCGATTGTATCCATATTATTTGTCTCCTTTCTCCGTAGATACTACGGTCATTTGGTTAACGCCACAGCCGAAATCACAATCAATAAGGTCTTCCATAAGAAGTTGCCCGGACTTGTCTCCAGCATAGTCTTCGTCTGACCAATATGTAGGGTCAAGTTCAAATTTAATTGTTATACTTTTTATATTCTGTCGCTAATATCTAAAAGCATCAGGTACATAAAGAATACGGACAGCAACATTATTACTCTATATATAAGAGTTAGCGGGTCTAGTCTCATTTCTCTAATGCTTTAATGGTTATTTCTACTTCTGCATCCATAGTGTTTAGCTTTTCAATAGCTTCAAGGATGTCTGAACCCAAAGATAATCTCATAGGGTCATTTTCTGAATAGGCGAATCTCCCATCTTCAGGATAGTCGATAAGTCCGCCTGACGAAGCCAAATAGACTTTGACTTTGTAGTTTAATTGTTTTGGTTGCATAATTATTTGATTTTAGAGTTTACAATATAAAGAAACTACTAAGTAACTTAATACCTAGTAGTCTCTTCTTCTTACCAAAATATAGGTGGGGTTTTGTTTATATTAGGTGCTTATAAAACACCAAATAGTGAAACCACTACTTACGCTTCTGGCTTAACAAACAGCTGGCAAATTTCCAAAGCTGCGGTACCGGCGATTACAATAGCTGCGTCAATCTTAGCAGACAAAGCTGTGTCCTGAACGAAGTAAGTAATCAAACCAACAGCGAGAGTTTCAATACCTCCCACAATAGCAGTAGCAAGCTTGTACTGCTTCTGAGTCATAGATACTTTCATAGCTTTTGACATTTTGAATTAAACTTTATATATAAGCATCCTGGGGATGCACTTTTGTTTTTGTTTTAAGGAATACCATAGTACGAACTACTACGATACTCCTTTAGTTTCAACAGCCTATATTAACACTACTACTGGCTGCGTGGTCTTGCAGGCGGTGAGACTAAATAGTATAAATAATAACAATATCACAATAGGTATTCCTACTGAATATCTAATAAGGTGTGCAATAGTTTCTTGTTTCATAATTCTTCGGGTACTCTAAAGCAAGGGCAGGACTTGGCGGCATAGGCGTTGTGACCTGT